GTCTGGTGTCCGAGGGGGGACTTGAACCCCGCTTGCACAGCAGGTCAGCAGGTAGACGGCTCGCGCGAATGGCGACTAAAGGCGACTGGCGGCGAGTTTTGACCGCTGCGTGCTCCAAAATACAGCAGCCGCCCGGCCCCGCACAGGGGCGGCAGGGCTCTGATCATGAGTGAATGACACTATTCACCGTGTCATCCTTTGCGTATGACCGAAGATCGGCCGCACTGGAAGGACGAGCCGCGCACCCGCATGGGCCGGTGGGCCAAGTCCCTGGAGTCCGCCGAACGCGACGCCGAGGCCGCTCGGCTGTGGGGCCGCGGCTGGACGTACGAGAAGATCTCCGACCATCTCGACTACGGCGACAAGGCCAACGCGTGGCGCGCCGTCCGCGCGGCACTCAAGGCTGCTCAGAGCGAGGGCGTCGAAGAAGCACGCAAGGCGCAGATCGCTCTGATCGACGAGATGATCCGGCATGCCCTCGACGTCGCCGAAACCGATCACGTCATGGTCAGCCACGGCAAGATCATCAAGGATGACGATGGGAACCCGCTGTTCGATGACGGCCCGCGGCTTGCGGCGATCGGCCGAGTTGAGCAGCTGATCGCGCGCAAGGCGGCGCTGACCGGCACAGCAATGCCTACACGATCGAAGGTCGAATTCGGCCGTGACGACGAACGCGAGACCGAGCTGCTCGCCGAGATAGAACGGCTGCGCCGCGAACGCGCCGCTGGCGCGGACACAGAGCCGGACGGCGATGAGCGCAGCGAGCGGCCCTGACCGCGGCCCGTACCTCGAGGTCCAGCGCGCCGCGCTGCGCGAGCTCGGCCACAGCGACACGGACATCGACCTCGCGGCGCTCGAACGCGAACTGGCCGACCTGCGGCTGTGGCGCCGCGCCCGGGAACGCGACCGCGCCGCGCTCGAGGAGATCGCCGACCGGGAGAACGAGTTCGCGGCGCTGCTCGCGAACGCCGCCGGGTTCAACAAGCTGGTGCGCGACGACCCGGACGTGGACGGGTACCTGCTACGGCCGGACGGTAGCGAGCACACCAGCGAGAGTTTCGACCTCACGGACTGGCTGACCGAACGCCTCGCGCCGTTCGGCGGCCTCGACTCCCCGCTGCTGCGCCGGCCCGAGGGACGCCGGGCGCTGACCGAGTGCGACCCGCTGCTGTTCGCCCTCGTCTATCTGCCGCACCACCTCAAAACGGTGCTCCCTGGGCAGGTCGGCGAGGGCGTGTTCTCCTTCGCGGACTTCCACCTGGACGTGTGCCGGCGCGCCCGGCCCAGCGTGCAGCCCGTGCTGGAGGTGCGCGGACCCCGGGACTGCTACGTCGCCCCCCGTCACACCGGCAAAACCACCTGGCACTTCCTGCTGCTGGCCATGTGGGAGGCCGCGTTCCTGCACGAGAGCTTCATCGCCGCGTTCGCGGACTCCGCCACCCAGGCGGAGATCCACCTGATGAGCTTCCGCAACGAGCTGGAGAACAACGACCTGCTGCGCGAGGACTTCCCCGCGCTGTGCAAACCCGCGGTGAAACTGCGCGCCAGGGTCGACGACGCGGGCAACGTCCACGAGTCCGGGCGGGCGCTGAAAGACAACGAGGCGATGTACATCGCCTCCAGCGGATTCATCTTCGCCGCCCGCGGCGTGGACACTAAGACATTGGGATTGAAGGTCGAGGAGAAACGCCCCAGCAAGCTGCTGCTCGACGACGTGGAACCGGACGAATCCAACTACAGCCAGGAGCAGTGCGCCAAACGGCTGCGCTCCATCATCGACGCGATCCTGCCGCTGAACCTGCGCGCCCGCGTCGTGCTGGTCGGCACCGTGGTCATGCCCGGGTCGATCATCCACCAGCTCGTCGAGTCCGAGCGGTATCCGGAGGAGCAGGAGGACAATCCGGACACTGAGTGGATCGCCGAACAGGCCATCGCGGTGCACTACTACGCGCCGATCATCGACACGTTCGACCCGGTCACCGGCGAGGCCGGGCAGCGTTCCATCTGGCCGGCGAAGTGGCCGCTGGAGTTCCTGCTCTCGATCTGCACTACCCGCGACTTCCTGAAGAACTTCGCCAACGACCCGATGGGCAGCCAGGGCACGTACTGGACGCCGGAGGACTTCGGCACCAACCGCGTCTCAGCGGAGCTGCAGGCGCAGACCCTCGCCTCCATCACGCACCAGCTGCTCGCGATCGACCCGGCGGTGACCACGAAGAAGAAGAGCGACTACACCGCGTTCGTCGTCGTCGGGTACAGCGCGGTGACCCGGCGGTGCGTGGTGCGCGACGCGTGGGCGGTGCGGGTGCAGCCGGGCGCGGCGATGTGCGCGTTCATCACGCGAGTGCTGGCGCAGTACCCGCAGATCCGCGGCCTGGTGATCGAGTCGAATCAGGGCGGCGAGACGTGGCTCGCGATCCTCGGGGATCTCGGGTTGCCGATCGAGACGGTGTGGCACAGCGAACCGAAGGAGGTGCGCGCCGCCCGACTGCTGGACAAGTACCAGCGCGGCGGCCGGTGCTTCCATGAACGGCCGCTGCGCGAGCTCGAGCAGAACATGGTGGTCTTCCCGCGCGGCCGCAACGACGACCTGGTAGACGGCGCCGGCACCGGGGTGGAGTGGTTCCTGGACCGACCGGCGCAGTCGCGGCGCGGCGGCGGGAAGAGCGTCGGGTACGTGTGACAAGCCCTGAGCCTTACTATGTCCCCTAAATAGTGAGGGAGGCTCAGCAAATGGCGCTCGCGTGGCCACCCACCCAGGCAGGGGCCGACCCGACCCGGTTCGTCGACGACCTCGACGAAGGCCTCAAAGCCATGGCGCACGCCGACCGCGCCTACCGCAAAGCCCAGGTCTACTACGAGGGCTCCTTCCCCGAGGTGTTCGCCTCCCCCCGCCTGCGCGCCGCGCTCGCCCGCACCGGCGTGGACTTCCGCCTGAACTTCGCCAAGACGCCCGTGGACGCGGTGGTCTCCCGCCTGAAGATCAACGCCATCACCTCGCCCCTGGACGGCGTGCAGGACACGATCGCGCAGATCTGGAAAGACAACCAGCTCGACCTGTTCGAGATCCTCTCCTTCCGGCGGGCCTGCGAGTTCGGGGACTCCTACCTGCTGGTGTGGCCCGACGCGAACATCCCCTCAGGGGTGCGGGTGTACCTGAACAACCCGCGCGTGATGCGGATCCTGTACGACGCCGAGAACGAGATCGAGAAACGCTTCGCGATCAAAATGTGGAAGGACGGCAACGCCCACAAGGCGTTCCTGTACTACGCGGACCGCATCGAGAAGTACATCACCGCCGACGGCAAGGACGGCTCGCAACGCGACGACTGGGGCGAATACAGCGACCCGGAGGACGACGGCTGGCCGTTGGACAACCCCTTCGGCGAAGTACCGGTCTTCCATCTGCGCACCGATTTCCAGTATGGCGTCCCGGAGCACTCCGGGGCGTACGGGCCGCAGAACCTCGTGCACAAGCTGGTGATGGGACACGCCGCAGGCATCGACTACCACGCGCTGCCGCAGCGCTGGGCGCTGACCGAGACCGGCACGAACGCCAATGACTTCGCGGTGGGCGACGAGGACGAATACGCCTACTCGCTCGATACCGGAGCTACCGGCAACGCCGATGACGGGCGGGCGCAACTGCGCTCCGAACCCGGGTCGGTGTGGTTCCTGGAGAACATCAAGGCACTGGGTGAGTTCGGGACCGGTGACCCGTCGGTGTTCATCGCGCCGATGGAGTTCTACGTGCGCGCCATGGCGCAGATCACCACCACCCCGATCCACTACTTCGACACCATCGGGCAGACCCCGTCCGGTGAATCGCTGCGCACCATGGAAGCGCCGTTCGTGGAGAAGGTCGAAAACCGGCAGCTGCTGTTCGGCGGGGCGTGGCGCGACGCGATGGATTTCGCGCTCAAATGCCTCGGGGTCGATCAGGCGCAGATCGACGTGCACTGGAACCCGTGCTCGTCCGTGTCCGACATGCAGGCGTGGCAGACCGCGAAGATGAAGAACGACCTCGGTGTGCCGGCCAAGCAGCTGCTGTTGGAGGCCGGGTACAGCGAGGAGCAGGTCGACGCGTGGCTGGCCGAGGGCGCTCAGTCCCTCGCGCAGCAGATCGAGACCCTCAACGCGCTCGGCCTCGCGGCGCAGGGCCTGGCGGTCGCGGTTCAGCTAGGCGTGGTGGACGAGGCCGGGGTCAAGGCGCTGCTCGCGCACATGCTGCCGCAGATGCTCGGCATGGGCCCGGACGGCGAGCCGATGCCGCTCGGGTCGGCGGGCAAGGTCCCGGCGCTGACCGGGTCCGGCAGCATCGAAGACACGCAGGGCGTGGAGACCGCCGGTGACGGCGGCGATCAGTGAGCTCCCCCACGCTCGAGCAGCAGCCTGTCTCGGCGCAGACCGCGCAGTCGTGGGAGCACGCCGATCAGGTCGCCGCTTTCTCGGCCACGGCCGCCGCGCAGCTGACCGGCCGCGCCCCCGAGATGCTCAAGGCGCTGCTCGCGGCCGCGCTGGTGAAGTGGAGCGCGGAGGGCCTGGAGCACGCCGGTGACGGCCTGGTCGCGATGACGCGGCTGTTCGACTTCCGCACCTGGTTCGCGGCCCGGCTCGCCGAGATCGGGGCGGCGCTGCCGGATCCGCAGCGCCTGATCCCCGCGCTGGAGCAGGCGGTCGAGCTGGGGGCGCGCCAGGCGGTCGCCGAGGCCGGGGCGGACATGCCGCCGCGTACCGCGCTGACGCTGGATCAAGGTTCGCTCGGTGAGCTGGCGTCGCTACGTTCGAAGCGGCAGAAGCTCGCGCAGGACGCGCAGGCCATGGCGGCCCAGGCCCGTACCCGCGCCCAGGTGCAGGCCGCGTTCGCGGTGGCGCAGCGGCAGGTGACGGTGACGCGCGGCACGGTCGAGGATCTGGTGCACGAGGCGGCGCATTCCGGGATCGATCAGGTCGCGCTCGCCGGGGGCTGGCAGGAGATCTGGATCGGCGAGCGCAACGCGTGTGCGCGCTGCCAGAGCTTTCAGGGCGCGATCGCGGATGCGCCGGATTTCCTGTTCCGTCCGGTGCTGCTGGGCGCGTGGCTGCGCCCGGAGGATCACATGGGCGTGACGATCGATCTGCATCCGCACGGCCGGTGCCGCGGGCGGCTGGTGCGCGCGCAGCAGGCGCGGGTGAGCAGCCTGATGGACCCCGGGTCGCTGGCCAGCGTGCTGCGGCGGGAGGCGCGCCGTTCGATCGTGCTCGGGCTGGCGTTGCCGTCCGAGTCGCAGGCGCTGCGCAAACGCGCGGCGCAGGAGCTGCTGGACCGGCGCGGTGGCGCGGGTCTGCCGAAGACGGTTGAGCAGCGGGCCCGGCAGCGTATCAAGGCGGGCGAGTTCCGCACGCGTGTCGATGTCACAGCGAGATAGAAAGCAGTCCCCTCATGAGTGATGTGTTGGTGCTCGGTTACCGGGCGGATGGTCGTGCGGTGCATTGGATCCGCGGCGGCGCGGAAGGCGACGGCGGCGCCGCGGCGGGTGACGGGAACGCCGGGGCGGGCGCGGGCGACGGGAACCCCGCCGGCAGCGGTGGCGCGTCCGGACAGGCAGGACAAGGCGCCCAGAGCGGCAGCGGAGCGCAGCGCGCCGGCGCGGGCGACGGCGAGGAGATCGAGTACAACGAGGAGAACTTCAAGAAGCTGATCGACGACCTGAACCGCGAGCGCACCGAACGCGCCGAGCTAGAGGCGAAGCACCAGCAGGAGAAGCACTCCCTCTCCAGCGAGGCGAAGAAGTACCGGCTGCGGGCGCGGTCGCTCGCTGACATGCTCGGCGACGAGGCCACGGGTAAGCCCGGGCCGAAGGCTGCGGCGAAGGGCGCCCAGGGCCAGCAGCAGGATGCGGGGCCGGATCCGGAGGTGGCGCGGCTCGCCGCGCAGCTGGAGGAGACACGGGCGCGCATGCTTGCCTCGGAGGCGCAGGCGGAGCTGCTGCGCGCGGAGGCGAACCCGAAGCATGTGCAGCGGCTCGCGCGGATGCTGGATCTGAACGCGGACGGCCGGGAGGATGTGGCGTCGCTCGCGGAGCAGATCGCGGAGCTGAAGGCGGATATGCCGGAGCTGTTCGGCACCCCCGCCGCAGCGACGGCCGGAGCGGGCAACGGCGCCGGGACGGGCGCACGGGTGCTGCGCGCCGCCCCGGCCGTGGCCGGGAGAGGCGCCGCAGGCCGGGGCGGCAACGAGGCGGCTCAACCGCCCAAGAGCGCCAACATCCTGGCTGATCGGCTGCTCGGCCGGAGCGAACCGTCCGTTTAGGCCGCCAGCCGCGCCATCACCGCACTGATCGCGGCATCCACCGAGGCAATCACGCGTCCCGCGCCACAGGTGCATCCCGTGGCGCGCGGACCCAACTCGTCTGCCTCGCCGTCCGGATCCTCGTCCAGCCCTACCGCGCCGCACAGGTCGTGATGCACCGCGGTGCGCGCATCCACGAGATCGCGCCACTCCTGCGCGAGACCCGGCGGCAGAACCTCCACGCCACATGTGTACCGTGCCGCGCCGACACGCGCGAGAGGTGCGCTTGCCCACGCAGCCATATGTGGCGCAAACTGTGAGGCAGCATCAGGATCAAGCCAGGTCGCTCCCGGCGATCCCGGTGCTTTCGAAGCCCTGAGGGCTTTCGCACGACCCGTACGCGGCCGAGCCGCACCCGCAGAAAACTCCCACCGCAGCGCACGGCGCCCTGTGGCGCGCCCCGTACGCCAGCACCGGGACTTACTCCTGTGACGGCTTCCTGCCCCTGTGCCCACATCCGGGGGCGGCTTCGGAAAGCGATGCCCTCAAGATGCGTATCCTCCTGCCCGGCGCGGTGCTGGGCTACCGCAGCAACGGCGCCCCCATCGTCCTGATCGCAGGTGGCGCGACCGACAACTTCGACTCCTGGATCCCCGTCGAGTACTCCGCGGACGTGATCCAGAAGGTGAAGCAGACCTCTGCCGTCGAGGCGTACGGCCAGGAGGTCATGATGTCCACCAACAGCCGCAGCACGCCGCGCGACTCGGGTGCGGACATCGACCACACCGCCAAGGGCGGCTCGTACAACGAGGACACCAACACCAACGACCAGGTCACGCTCACCGCCCAGAAGTTCACCCGGGCGTTCCGCATCGCGGAAGAGGACCTGAATGACTCCCTGGCGAACGTGATCAACTCCAAGCAGAACGCGTGGGGTACCGCGTACGCGAAGAAGTTCGACAACGCGTGCCTCGGCGTCACCGCGAGCAAGACCACGACCGGCATGGCGTACGACTCGCTGTACTACCTGCTCACGCAGAACGACACCGCGACCGGGTACACCGCGAACAGCAACATCACCAACTCGGCCGCGTCGCCGTCGTACGCGGAGTACAACACCTCCCTGGGCCTGTACGAGGCCGGCGACTACTTCGACGAGGGCGAAACCCTCGTGATTGCGCACCCCGACTTCAAGCAGTCCCTGCGCGGCGTGCTCGACTCGCAGAACCGCCCGATCTTCCAGGAGTCCACCGTCGGGTTCCCCGGCGGCGGCCAGGGCGCCACCCCCGCGCGGATCTTCGGCTACCCGATCAAGTGGAGCCTCGGTGCGCGCCTGTCGGCGACCCCGACGGCCAAGCCCACCGGCCACCCGATCATGGTGTTCTGCAACCCCATGTACATGCTCGTCGGCAAGCGCATCACCAACCCGACGAACCCTCAGGGCACCCCGGAATTCCAGGTCATCCCGCCCAACATCAGCTTGTCGGACGAGGCGGTGCTCAAGGGCCGCGCCCGTCGCGCATTCGCCCCGGGCGTCGAGCAGGCGTTCTCCATCCTCGTCGACACCAGCCGCTGAAGCGCGGCCTGATCAGCTTTCTGCGACTCCCGGAAGGACTCAATCGATCATGCCTACAGCGGGTGGCACCGGCGACCGCAACGAGATCAAGGACCAGTTCGGCAACGTCGACGACTACGTCAGCTCCAGCGGCGAGCTCGTCGCCCAGTACGGGCTCTCGCTCGGCGGCGCGGCCGGCCGGTTCGCAATCGGCTCCGGCGCGACCGCCACGATGCCGTCCACCGCGTCGGTCGCCTACACCAGCGCGACCGTCGCCACCGGCGGCGTGACGATCACGCTGCCGAACGCGAACGCGGTCACCCCAGGCCGTCTGTTCATCGTCAAGGACGAGAACGGCACCGCGACCGGCACCAACGTCATCAAGGTCGTCACCGGCACCGGCGGCGGCGCGATCGACGGATCGGCGCAGGGCACCGCCGTGACCGTCGTGAACGCCGCGTACGGGTCGGCGCGGCTCTACAGCGACGGGACGAACTGGCACCAGTGCTAGCGGGCTGATCCGGTGCCCGGGCGGATTCCGAGGGGACTGCCGCCCGGGCGCCACCGCACCCAAAGGCCTTCGAGCAGGGAGCAGCGTGATGAGTGACGAGCAGGCCACCGGCTCGGAGCAGCAGCCGGCGCAGGAGCAGGGCGACCAGTCGCTGGCGCAGCCGGTCGCAGACCCGGCCGCGCCACCGTCCGCGACGGAAGCCGAGGCGCAGTCCGCTGAGCCGTCGGTGGAGACCGGCAGCGCGACTGCGGAGGACAACGAGCAGACACCGGCCGCCGTGCCCGCACCCGAGGCTGAGCCGGAGCCTCCGGCGGCGCCCGAAGCCGCATCCGGCGAGGAGCCGGCCGAGACCAGCGCGAGCGCGCCCGCCGAGGGTTTCGACCCCGACAAGAACGTCTTCGTCAAGCAGTTCAACCTCGCCTCCGGCGCACCACTACACGAACTGTCCGCCGACGAGATCACCGAGCACCCGCAGACCGCGGGCCTGCCGGACGCGGCCGCCCGGGCGGCACTGGACCTGGGCTACAAGCCGACCGGTCCGGCGCAGCTCGTACACGCCGAGCCCGACGGCGCCAAGAGCGCCCTGTCGTTCGCGGTGCCCGTCGAGCCGCGCCCAGGCCCGACGGCCTCGTTCGCGCCCGAGCCGTTCCAGGAGCGCCCGCGCGAAGACGGCCCGGAGTCGGCCCCGCCCGGCGAGTAACCCGCTCCACCACCGAAATCGGACCGGCGCGCAAGGGAGGTGACGGCCGCTCATGGTGTCCGTTTCCCTCGGCGCCTCATCCAAGCTGGACAAGTCCGGCGGCACCCTGACCGGGCCGCTGATCCTCGCGCGCGACCCGCAGCTGCCGCTGGAGGCCGCCACCCGGCAGTGGGTGCTGGCCAGCGGCGGCGGGATCCCCCCGAGCACGGTCACGACCAAGGGCGACCTGATCGCCGCGACCGGGGCATCTGCGGTCACCCGGTTCGGGGTCGGCGCAGACGGCCAGGTGCTCACCGCGGCCTCTGGGCAGCCGACCGGACTGCAATGGGCGTCGCTGCCGTCGATCCCCGGCGCCGCCGCGAGCGTCGTGGCCGAAACCGGATACGGACAGTCCTCCGCGATCGGCGTGCTGACCAGTTACGCGCGCGAAGACCACACCCACGGCTCGCCGTTGCTGGCCTCCACCGCGCCGGCCACCACGTTGGGGATCGGGCAAGCCGCCGCGACCGGTACCGGCACAGTGCCGGCGCGCTCGGATCATGTCCACCCGCTCGCGGCCGCCGGCCTACCCGGCGGTTCCGCGGTCGGGGACACGGCCGCGACCGGCGCAGCGACCACGTTCGCCGCCAGCGACCACAGGCACGGACGCGAGAGCTTCGGCGCGGTCACCGCCCTCACCGCGTTCGGCACCGCGAGCAGCAACGGGATCAGCGCCTCGCCCGCGCGCGCGGACCACGTCCACGGCGCGCCCGCGCTGCCCGCCGCGAGCACCACCAGCGCGGGGATCGTGCAACTGGACGGCACCGCCACCGATATCGCCGCGCTCGGCGCTCAGGCGGCGGGCAGCGTCGGCAAGGCCGCGGACGCCGGGCATGTGCATCCGACCACTGGAGTGGTCCTGACCTCCAGCCTTCCGCTGTCGATCGCGCAGGGCGGCAGTGGCCAGACCACGCAGCAGGCAGCGATCAACGCGCTCACCGGAGCACAGACCGCGGGCCGCTATCTGCGCTCCGACGGCACGAACGCGGCACTGTCCACGATCCAGGCCGGTGATGTCCCGACACTGAACCAGAACACCACGGGGACCGCTGCCGGACTGTCTGCGACGCTCGCCATCGGCTCCGGCGGCACGGGCCAGACCTCGCAACAGGCCGCGATCAATGCCCTGACGGGCGTGCAGAGCGCCGGGCGCTACCTGAGGTCCGACGGCACGAATGCCGCTCTCGCGTCGATTCAGGCCGCCGATGTTCCGACGCTGAATCAGAACACGACCGGAACGGCCGCTGGCCTGTCGGCGACCCTGGCCATCGCGTCCGGGGGAACCGGGCAGACCACGGCCACCGCCGCCGCCAACGCGCTCACCAACACGGTATGGGTCAAACCGCCGTCCGGGGACAGCACCGGGGCCACCGACCAGGCGAACATCAACGCCGCGATCGCCGCGCTCCCCGCCGGCGGCGGCAGGGTGCAGCTGCAGGCCGGTACATACATCGTGCCCGCCCCGGCGTCCGCGTCCAGCGGCTGCATCAACATGAGCGTCAACAACTCCACGCTCGCGGGCATGGGCATCGGCGTCACCGTCATCCAGCTCGCCGCCGGGTCCACCGGCGTGACCGGGATCGTGCGCACGCCCTCGGGCGTGTCGAACTCGAAGATCACCTTCCGTGATTTCACGATCGACGGCAACAAGGCCGCGCAGACCGGCAACCCGACGATCATCGGGTTCTTCTGCGGCGTCACCCCCAACAGCGCGCTCACCGACACGGACATCACGGTGGTCCGCGTCGAGGCGATGAACTGCGTCGGCTACGGCTTCGACCCGCACGAGCGCACCACGCGCCTGCTCATGATCGGCTGCGTCTCGCACGACAACGGATCGGACGGGGCGCACGACGGATTCACCCTCGACGCCCAGTACGACAGCACGCTGATCGGGTGCGTCGCCTACAACAACGGCCGCCACGGGTTCAACCTCGTCACGGCCAGCACCCGTGTGCGGCTGATCGGCTGCGAGTCCTACGGCAACACCGGCGCCGGGTACGTGATGCAGAACGGCGCGAAATACAACACGCTGACCGGCTGCACCGCCTACAACAACACCCTCGAGGGCGTCCTGATCAACGGAGTGGCGCAGAGCGGACAGCAGGACAACACCCCCGGCTCCGACAACACCGTCACCGGATGCACCATCGCCGGCAGCGGCACCCACGGCATCCACCTGGTCGGGGCGCTGCGGGCCACCGTCACCAGTAACACGATCCTGGACTCCTCGCAGACCACCACCAACACCTCCAACCAGATCTACCTGGACGAATCCGGGACCACGTACAGCACGTACTGCACGATCACCGGCAACAACCTCAACGTGACCGGTGTTGCGGCCACACCGAAATACGGGGTGCTGGAGAAGACCAGCAACGAGGACTTCAACCTCGTCACCAGCAACAAGAGCTACGGCGCGACGACCGGGCAGATCAGCCTCGCGGGCACCACCAGCAAAGCGATGGCCGCGCACAACGGCACCGTCGGCGAGCACCCGACCAGCTTCGCGTACAGCATGTTCGGGCCCTCCTACCACGGTCTGAGCGACTGGACCTACGACCCCGTCGGCATCGGGTCCACCACCAGCGCCATCACCAGCGGCACCGTGTATTTCGCCGCGGTCACCCCGCAAGCATCCGGCACCCTCACCAACATCAACCTGTACCTGGGCACCCAGGGCTCGACGTTGACCGCCGGGCAGTCGCTGGTCGGCCTGTACTCCCTCTCCGGCGGGGTCGCCACCCTGCTCTCTTCCAGCGCCGACCAGTCCACGAACTGGTCCACCGCGGGCAACGCCAACAAGATCAGCACCGTCGCGTTGACCACCCCGCAGGCCGTCACCGCGGGCACCACCTACCTGGTCGGCATCCTGTCGGTGGGCACCACACCCCCGTCGTTCGGGCGCGGCGGCAGCTCCACCGCCTCACCCCCCGACCTCGGCCTGTCCAAGAGCACCCCGCTGCGTTACGCGACGCACGTCACGCTCTCGCAGACCGCGCTGCCCGCGTCCGTGACCCTGAACACCGACGTCACCGCCACCAGCGCACTGTCCCACTGGATCGGGCTGAGCTGATGACCGCGACCGCATACGGATCCGGGGACAAGCTGCCGCTGACCGGCGGCACCCTCACCGGCACCCTCACCCTGACCGGCAACCCGGCGATGACGGTGGCCGCCGGCGCCGCCACCGGCAAGGTGTGGAGCAGCGACGCATCCGGCAACGGCACATGGGACTACACCGCCGGACCCTGGATCAACGTCAAAAACAGTGCGTACGGCGCGAAAGTCGACGGCACCACCGACGACACCGCCGCCGTCCAGGGCGCACTCAACGCCCTGGCCACCTTCGGCGGCGGCACCGTCGTCATCCCCGCCGGAACCTGCGTGCTGACCCCGACCGGCAGCCCCGCGCTCGCCCTGAGCATCCCGTCGAACACACGCCTGGCCGGCGCGGGCCGCACCGCCACGATCCTGAAGAAAGCCGCCAACGGCACCCTGATCAGCATGTCCGGCCCGAGTTCAGACCTGACCGGCGCCACGCACTGCCGGTTCTCCAGCCTGGAGAACCTCACCCTGCACGGCAACAGCCTGACCGGGCTGCTGGTACAGGCCTACTACGCCGACAACCTGGTCTTCCGGGACGTGCGCTGGCTCAACAACGCGGATGTGTGCCTGGACACCGCGGAGTTCTGGGACAACCGGTTCTACAACTGCCTGTGGGATTCGTGCGGCAGCGCGAGCGCGAACGCGACCGTGCCGAATGTGTGGCTGCGCTCCTCGGCCGCCGCCTCAGGGTTCGGCTACTCCACCGACGTGCTCAACCAGGCCTATTTCCAAGGCTGCCGGTTCGAGAACTTCACCACCGGCGCGGTGCGGATCGAACGCGGACCGGGCGGCGGGATCAGCCAGCCCAACGGCGTCTACTTCGTCGAGTGCAAGTTCGAAACCAGCAGCCTCAACGGCTCCAGCCACCTGTTCGTCGACACCCCATGCCGGGATATCAACCTCAAGGCGTGCTACTTCTACAGTGGCGGCTTCCACTCCGGGTACTCCACCGCGCAGGACGTCATCTCCTTCTCCCCCCAGTTCGGGACGCTGGACGACGTCCTGGTCTTCAACGCCTCCGCCAGCGCCTGTGTCGCCAACGGCGTCACCGTCAACTCGGCGACCGCGAATCGCAACGTGGTGCTGCGCAACGTGCACGGCTCCTATCCGAGCGCCGCCCCGACGGGCGCGCACATCAGATTCGGGACGCAGACCGGCGGGATCCTGACCGACAACTGCACCACCGACAACGGTGCGCTCTACAGCGGCACCACCCCGAACGCCCCGGCAGCGGGGGTCAGCAACACCCAGACGTTCACCGCGTCGGGCACCTGGACCAAACCGCCGGGCGCGGTCATGGTCACGGTGCTGCTGGTCGGCGGCGGAGGCGGCGGCGGGTCGGGCGCGGTGGAGGCCTCCGGGACGGTGTCCTCCGGCGGCGCGGGCGGCGGCGGCGGCGGATACAGCATCGTGACCCTGCCCGCGAGCCTGCTCAATAGCACCGAGAGCGTCACCGTCGGCACCGGGGGCGCCGGCGGCAGCGCGGTCGGCACGGGCGCGAGCGTCGGCAATGCGGGCGGCAACGGCAACCCGAGCAGTTTCAAATCCACCAGCTTCGCCGTGGCCGGAGGCGGCGGGGGCGGCGCGGGCGGTTCGACCGGGTCCGCCAGCGGCGGTTTCTCCGGCGGCGGCAGCAGCAACGGCGCGCCGGGCGCGAACTCCTCCGGCAGCGGCGGCGCGGGCGCGACGAACTTCAACGCGCAGCAGGGCGGCGCGGGCGGCGGTTCGGGCGCCGGGCTGGCCACCACCCCGGCGAACGCGGCCGGCGGCGCGGGCGCGCAGGTCGCCGCGTCCGCGGGGGTGCTGGGGGGCGCCGCGGGCGCCTCCGGCGGCGGCGCGGGCGGCGCGGGGCAGAGCGCGGGCGCGAACTACCCGATCGCGGGCACGGGCGGCGGCGGCGGCGGGGCGAGCACCACCGGCAACGGCGGCGCCGGAGGCGCGGGCGGCAACTATGGCGGCGCCGGAGGAGGCGGCGGTGGCGCGCTGACCACCCACACGTCCGGCGCGGGCGGCGCCGGAGCCGGCGGCATCGTCGTCGTCATCACCACGACGGCCACGTAAGGCAGGTGGCGGCGTGGACGTGACACAAGGGCAGCCGGGGACCTTCAACAGCCTGTGGTACGACGACACCGGCACGATGCTGGTGAACCTCGCGAGCATCGCGTTCGCGATCGTGGACCAGGCCGGGGACGTGGTGCTCGCCCCCACCGGCGCGGGCATCGTGCATGTGGCGACCGGGGTGTACACCTACACCTGGAACGTGCCCGCCGATCAGCCGCCCGGGGACTACGCGGCGATCTGGACCGGCACCGACACCGGCGGCGCCCCGGTGCTCTCCGACGAGGACTTCGAGGTTCTCGCCTCGAACCCGAACATCTCCCCGCTCGGCTCGTGGGCGAGCCTCGACGACGTGGCCACCTACACGGGGATCACCGCGACCACCGCGCATCTCACCCGCGCGCAGGCGATCATCGACATGTTCGCGGGCCGCACCTACGACGCGCAGCCCAGGACCGGGACGCGCGACCAGTACTGGCTCAAGCTCGCCGTCTCCTACCAGGCCGCGTGGCTGACCGCGCAACCGGACGCGTTCCAGCGCATCGACCTGGCGGCGATCACCATGTCGAACCGCGCGGTCGCGCTGAAGGACGACTCGCTGCGCGTCGCGCCGCTGGCCGCCAAAGCCCTCTCGAAAGTCTCCTGGCTGCGCGGCCGCTCCCTGCACGTCCAAGCCCCGTTCACCGACAGCTTCGGCGGGCTGCTCAACCCCAACGCCGACAGCAGCGCGAACGACCTGGCGTTCCCCTGGTACCCCGTCAGCGACTACACGTAAGGAGGCGAACATGTACGCTCTGGCGACCACCACGGTCAGCATCCTGCGCGGCACCACCACCGACGACGTCGGCGACGAAGTCGACACCGGCGACGTGTACGCCTCCGGGATCATCGCCGCGCTGATCGAGAAGAACCACACCACGTGGGACCGCGCCACCCAGCAGCGGCGCACCGTGCGCGTGATCACCTGCACGCTGCCCTCGGGTACGGACGTCACCTCCGAGGACCGGATCCGCGACGAGAAAACCGGCTACGTGTACGCGATCACCGACGTGACGCAGCCGTACGCCGTCGGGATCGTCCCGGACCTGGACCTGGAGCTCAAGCGCATCACGAGCGTGACCGCATGAGCACCGTCGTCGTCTTCGAACCGGACTGGACGCAGCGCGTCCACGAGCGCACCGACGCGCTGTTTCTCGACCGGCTCGGTCCGGCGATCGTCGCCGACGAACGCCGCTACTGCCCGGTGGACACCGGCAACCTGCTCGAGCACTGCGAGCCGCCTCGCCTCGGCGGCGACGGCGGCCACGACCTGATCATCGAGAACAGCGCCGACTACGCCCGCTGGGTCGAAGAAGGCCACTGGACCCCCGCGCAGATCAACGGGCACCCGGCGCACCAGAGCTGGGTGCCGCCGCAGCCGTTCATCCGCCCCGCGGTGTATCAGGAGCGTGCCGGATGAGCCTGCCGCTGCGCCCGAACACCGAGCTGGTCGTCATGGCGTGGATCGCCTCCATTCCCGGGCTGTCCAGCGACATGGTGGCCACCAGCCTGCCGGACCCCTCGGCGTGGAGCGAGGACGGATTCGTGGTGGTCACCGCCGGGGTGGGCACCACCGCGCTGGACGTGCCCGCACGCAACCCGGTCACGCAGATCGACGCCTACGCGACCCATCCCACCAGCAACAAACCGCCGTGGGGCCGGGTGGATCTGCTGTGCGATCACATCATCGCCGAGACCCGGCAGCGCGATAGCTCCGTACGGGACCTGCCGCTCAGCGCCGGAAGCATCACCTACCCGCCGGTGCGCGTCTCCGGGGTCCGCGCGCTGACCGAGCCGCGCCGCGCCTACGGCGACCCGGCGGACTGGGCGCACAAGGTGTTCGACCTGCAGTTGCTGTGGGTCGAGACGGAGGCGACCTACTCGTGAGGAGGCTGTGGTGGCGATGAAGCAGGGCGGCAAATCCGCCATCAAGATCAACCCGGCGAACAAGGGCAAGCTGCGCGCCGCCGCCGGGGTGAAGAAGGGCCAGAAGATCCCCGTCGCGAAGCTGCAGACGCTGGCCAAGTCCAAGAACAAAACCACGCGGGCCCGCGCCCAGTTCGCGCTCAACGCCCGCAACTTCTCCAACAGGAAGAAAGGCTGACCGGCCATGACGCTGCTCACCCCCACCCCGCAGACCCCCACCGCGGCCGGCGGCGTCGGCGGGTACGTGCCCACGTACACCTCGCTCGGCTCCAACACCGGACTGACGTTCACCAACGACGGCAAGTCGTGGGTGGAGGTGGTCACCACCGGCACCGCGACCACGGTCACGGAGAAGGTCGGGCGCAAGGTGCAGAACCAGACGGTCACCTCGCCGACCACGAACGTGGCCGCGACCACGCCGGCGCCGGTGAAGTTCGGGCCCTACCCGTCGGATTTCAACCAGCCCGGCACGCAGACCGTCGAGCTGGACTTCTCCTCCTCCGTCGGCGTCAGCGTCGCGCTGTTCCGTCTGCCCGGCGTGTCCTGACGCCGGGAACTACCGGCCGCGACCGAAAGGAGGTTTCCACTGATGCCAGCGAAGAAGGGCCACCGCAAGTCTCCAGGCCCGGCTCACAGCAAGGCTCAGTGGCGACAACCGCTGGATGTACGCCACGCATAAGCCGTTCGCGAAGAAGTGGTCCGAGCAGATCGTGGCCACCCGCGGCAAGAAAACCGGTTACCGCGCGCTACCGGCCCGTAAAGGCGTCCGCAAGCGCTAGCGCAACCCGCACAACCCGCACCATTCCTGTGATCCCCGGTAGACGGGGAACGAACGGAGCACCCCGATGACAGGCACGCCCGGCAACATCGTCACCGGCGCCGGCAAGCTCTACGTCGCCAGCTTCGGCGCGACCGAGCCCGCCGACTCCTCCATGTCCCCCTACACCGTGCCCGACTCGAGCGTGTGGACCGACTGCGGTCTGACGACCGGCGGCATCGTGTGGGAGGACGACCTTCCCGTCACCGACCTGACGGTCGACCAGTTCCTCGGCCCGGTCGCCGGCGCGTACGTCAACGGCACCGCGCTGTCCACGATCACCGTGACGATGGCGGAATCCACGCTGGACAACTACGCGCTGGCGCTCAACAAGCTGGTGACCCGCAACTCGGGCACCGGGTGGGCCAGCGCCGAGGCGCTCGCCGCGTCGCTGCCGCCGGTGCCCACGTATGCGGCGGTGATGGTGGACGGCTGGGCGCCGGGCGGTTCGTTCCGGCGGCGGATGATCGGGCGCAAGTGTCTGTCGAAAGCGAAGGTGCAGAACACCGTCGCCCAGGACGGCAAGATCAACGGGGTGGCGGCGACCTGGACCATGTACGAGGTCTCCGAGACCGTCGGGCGCTGGAAGCGGATCGACCAGACGGCCTGATGACGATGACCACCGCGAAAACCACCACCGCGCCCGCCGCGCCAGACAACAACGACGAGCCCGAGGACCGGGTGCCCGCGTTCAAGGTCGGCGAGCACACCTATACCTTCCCCGCGCACGTGCCCGTCGGCTGGGGCCTGACCTACCTGCGGCTGTTCTACAGCACCGGGCAGGACCACGCCCTGATCTGGTCGCTGGGCAAGCTGCTGGGTTTCGAGCAGCTAGGCCGGCTCGAAACAGACCCGGCGCTCACGCGCGCAGACCTGGACGAGGCGGCCGAGGCCTGCAAGCGGGCGCTGCTCGGGGATCTGGAGAACCCAAAAGGCTCCTAGCGGCGCGCGCGCAGCAAACCGGGTGGGTGCTGGCGTACTGGCGGGACGTGGTCAGCGACTTCAGCGTCTTCCACCGCGTCCGCTCACCCGAGCGCTGCGACGAGCTGGACGCCCCGGGATTCTTCGCGCTCGCGCACCGGCTCGACCTGTACGGAGGCGCGGTCGCGCTGCGCGTCGCCCAGCAGCGGCAGCAGCACACGGCGCCGCTGCCGGGTCCGGCCGGGGCGCCGATGGAGTTCGACGAGTACTTCGCAGGCCGCAAAATCCAGCTGATCGAGGCCGCGGCGAGGATGGAAGGAGGTGGCGCGGATGCCTGATCCGGAGGGCTTCAAGCTCGGTTCGGCGTGGATGGACGTCAAACCGAACATCGACCAGGCCGAGTGGGATGCCCGAGTCTCAGCGGCGCTGGCCGAGGCCGGCAGGGGCGCGAGCATCAGCGCCGGCTCCGGCGCCGGGTCCTCGCCGCTGAGCCGCAACCTCGTGCGCAGCCTGGAGGACGCGAAACCCGCGCTGGTCGCCGGCGCGGGCGACGTCGGGACACAGGTCGGCGACCGGATCGCGTCGAGCACCGCCACGAGCGTGGAAGGACGGCTGCGCGACGAACACGGCCGGTTCGTGGCGGCGGGCCGCGACAGCGGCGATCAGCTCGGCAAAGGGGTCGCCGACGGGATCCAGGACGCCGCGCCGATCGTCGAGGACGCCGGGGAGCGCCTGGGCCGCCAGCTGGCCGCGAAGTGGCGCGACCGGCTCGGCAAGGACACCGGGCAGCAGATCGGGCAGGGTATCGGCGCCGGGCTGGGCTCCGGGGTCGACGACGGGCTGACGCAGGACACCCCGAAGATCCGGGACCGGGCGAAGAAGACCGGGCAGGACGCGGGCGACGCGGCCGGCAAGGGCATGAGCCCGCTGATCGTCTCGGCGATCGCCGGGGCGGCGACGATCGGCGGCCCGCTGCTGGTGGCCGGGATCGGCGGCGCGATGGTCGGGGCGACCGCGCTGGTCCTGAAACAGAACAAGGTCATTTCCGCGGACTTCGAGCAGGTCGGCAAGGACGCCGGCAACGCGATCCAGCTGGCGACCGCGCCGCTGACCGCGGACATGCACCAGGCGCTGGTCCAAGTCGACCACGACGTCAACGCCCTGCAACCCGACTTGAAGAACCTGTTCGCGGCGGCCGAACCGGACATCTCCGCCGTCACCAGCGGGCTGACCGGGTTCGCGGGCACCGTGATCCCCGGGGTGTCCAAGGCGGTCTCCTCCAGCCAGGTGATCGTCTCGGATTTCTCCCAGTCGCTTCCCGTGCTGGGCCAGGACATCGGCGGGTTCTTCACCGGGCTCGTGCGCAACGCTGACCTGCAGGGCCAGGCGCTCGAGCAGACCATCGGGACGCTGGGGAACACGGTCCGCGTCGCCGGGTCCTTGATCGGATCGGCGTCTGCGGCCGCGTCGGCGGATCTGCTCGCGCTGACCCCGGTGATCAACGGGCTGGAGGGCGCGATCCAGGCGGTCGCGAACCCCGCGACGGTCGGCGGGGTGCTCGGCCTGTTCGGGGCGATGAAAGTCGACCCCGCGGTCAGCAAGGGCATCCAGAGCGTCAGCAACGGGCTGGTGACCGTGGCCGCCAAAGCCGACGGCGCCGGCGGCCTCGTTGGCAAGGCGGGCGGTTTCGCGGAGAAGGCAGCGTCCGGGTTCGGGAAGATGGCCGACATCGTCGGCGGCCCGTGGGGCATCGCCATCGGCGCCGGCATCGGGCTGGTCTCCGGTCTGGCGGCGGCCCTGGGGCACGCGGACGACGCCACCAAGGCGATCACCGTGTCCGCGACCGACCTGCAAAGCGCGGTCGCCCAGGACGGCGCCACCGCGGGGCAGGCCACCAGCGCGTACGTGGCGGCGCAGGCGCAGCTATCCGGTCTGGCCGATGAGGCGAAGAACGCCGGGGTGCCGCTCGACCTGCTCACGCAGGCCGCGATCGGTAACACCACGGCGATGGGGCAACTGGAGACCTCCACCCGGCACGCGAACGAGCAGTCCCGGCAGCAGCAGCAGGTCGCGGAGCAGAACCTGTCCGGGTACGCCAACCTGAACCAGGCGATGGCGACCGGCAACGACCGGCTGCAGAACTCCCTGGTGATCACGAACTCGTTGACGACCTCCAACCGGCAGCTGCTCAACAGTGTCAAAGCGCAGGCGCAGCAGACCGCGGACGCGATCGAGAAGCAGGCGCAGCTGGATCAGGCCACCAACGACCTGAACAACTCGACGAACATCTTCAACGCGACCCTGGACTCCGACTACCAGAAGCTCGTGGCCAAGGCGCAGGCCACCTCCGAGAGCGCGGTCGCGTCGCTGAACCTGGGTACGGGGCAGAGCGCGCTGAACCAGGCGCTGGCTGCCTCGATCGACCAGTACGACATGGCCGCCGGGGCCGGTCAGGGTTACGCGAGCGTGCTGCAGGCCCTCAACGACATGACGATGAACCTGGAGTCCTCCGAGGCGGCGTTCACGATCGCGTTGGACGGGGTGAGCAAGGCGGCGGCGGCGAACGGCCACAGCCTGGATATCAACAAGGTTTCCGGCGCGCAGAACATTCAGACGTTCACGCAGCTCGCGCAGTCGGCGGACAAGGCCGCGGCGGCGGTGTATCAGAACGAGGTCAACACCAAGGGCGCCAGTACAGCGTTCGCTGACGCGAACGCGAAACTCGCCTCGGAGAAGCAGGCGTTCATCGACGCCGCGGACAAAGCCGGGTTCAACGCGGGCAAAGTGAAGGAGCTGGCCGATCAGCTCTTCCACCTGCCGCAGGACGTGCAGGTCAACGTGGAGGCGAACACCGCGCCGGCCCGGCAGGAACTCAACGGCCTCGTCCAGAAGATCAACGACTCGTACGGCACGGTGCAGATCTACGCCAGCGGCAGCGGCGCGCCGGGCGGCAAGGCGCTGGGGGCGAACGCAGGCGGCGGCCCGGTCACCGCAGGCACCCTGTCCACGATCAACGAGCACGGCGTCGAGACGGTGCTGTTCGGCCAGGACGCCTATGTGCTCACCCACGGGCAGACCACAGCGCTCCAAGGGCGCCCCGGCGGCATGAGCGGCACCAAACCGGCGGTCAACGCGACGTTCAACTACTACGGCACCCAGGGGCCGTCGAGCGAAACCAAGGCCCAGATGATGCGCGACCTCGCGATGGCGGTGGCCTGATGACCGTCTACCAGGCCGGGACCACGGCGAACCTGCAGTTCCAGTTCTTCAACGAGGACACTGGCGGCACCCTGACCGACGTGGCCGCGCTCCAGGTGGACATCACCTACGGCACCAGCACCCCCGTGCCGGGAGACTCCAGCCAGGACGTGGCCGGCGGCGGCCCGTTCACCTACCAGGGCGCCGGCACCGCGACACCGGGCCAGATCTGGCGCGTGTCCACCGGCGTGTACCAGCTGGACTGGCCGATCCCGACGTCGATCGACTCCGGGGTGTACGTCGCGAACTGGGCCGCCACGTTCGGCAGCGATCTGATCCCGGCGCAGGAGAACTTCACCGTCACCGGGGCCTACGGCGCGGGGACGCCCGCGCCGGTGCCGGCTGACGCCGGACTGTGGCGCGACTCGATCACCGGCCCGGACGGCACCGTCCTGCAGTTCGGGGCGTTGGACGCCTCCGGGGTGGCGTGGATGCGCGAAACCCTCTCCGGGACCGGCGGCCCGGACACCAGCGGGCAGGTGGTGCAGCGCGCGAACGACCACGGCGGGTACGCCACCCCGCAGTTCTATGGCCCCCGCATGATCACCCTGACGTGCCGCGCCACCGCTCCGTCGCAGCTGCTGCGCGACGCAGCGCGCGCGAACCTGCAGCGCGCGGTCGCGATCGGCGGCGCGAGCGGCGAGATGAGCCTGCTGATCTACGACGAGCCGGTGCCGAAACAGCAACTGGTGCGCCGCAGCGGGCAGATCCAGGAGACCTACCCGACCCTGGCCACCGTCACCTTCAACATCCTGCTGGTCGCCCCCGACCCGCGCCGCTACGCCACCGTGCTGCAGTCCGCCACCGTGCAAGCTGCCGTCACCGTGCACGGGATCACCCCGCCGCTGACCCCGCCGATCACGATGCCCGCCAACGGGAAACCCGCGGTGATCGCCGCCACCAACGGCGGGAACTTCGAAACCCGCCCGGTCATCCAGGTCAACGGCCCGATCCAGAACCCCTCGCTCACGCTCGTGGACACCGGGCAGGTCGTCGCTTTCACCGGACTGCTGCTCGCCTCCGGGCAGCAGCTGCTCGTCGACTTCGACAAACGCCAAGCCACCCTCAATGGGGCGCTGGTGCCCGCGGACATCTCCTCCGCGTGGTGGGTGCTGGCGCCGGGCACCTCCACCATCCGGCTCGGCGGCATCGCCTCCTCCGGTTCCGGCATGACCGCCCAATGGCGCGACGCCTACATCTGACAGGAAAGGACCACCCATGGGCACCAGCGCCACGCTGCGCAACCCGCCGTGGCTCGACGGCATCACCTTCACCTCGCAGGACGCGCGCCTGGCGATCGTGGCCGCGCTGCTGGCGGCCGCCGGATCCTCCGGCACCACCGGGATCGCCGCGCGCGCCGGGGTGCGGCCCGGGGTCGGCTCGCCGCTGCTGGTGCAGGCCGCCTCCGGCATGAACATCACCGTCAACAACGGGTTCGCGTTCGTGCAGGGCTCCACCGCGCTGGACTCCGGGATCTACCCGGTGTGCCTGGACGCGGCCACGACGTTGACGGTGAGCACCGCCGACCCGTCCAACCCCCGGATCGACAACGTGTGCCTCACGCTGGTGGACAACGGGGACGCCACCAGCACGTTCGTCGTGCAGATCCAGGCCGGCACCCCCGCCGCATCCCCGGCCGCGCCGACCCTGCCCGGCAACTCGCTGCTGCTGGCCACGATCCAGGTCAACGCCGGCGCGTCGTCGATCACCGCCGGGAACATCACCGACCAGCGGATCTTCACCACCGGGCACGGCGGGATCCTGTACTGCACCTCCTCCGCGCAGTACCCCGGCGCGGGCCCGGAGCAGCAATACCTGCACGACGGCACCACGCACCGGCTGCGGCGCCTCAACGGCACCGGCGGCACCGTGCCGCCGAACGTCGCGCCGTTCGCGACCGTCGCCACGCAGGTCACCAGCCCCGTCACGTGCACCTCGAACGTCACCAAGCAGCTGGTGGCGCAGGTCACGGTGACCGTGGACGGCACCAGCCCGGTGCAGGTGACCGCATCCTGGTCGCACATCGTGGCCAACACCGCCCCGGTCGGGGACTCGTGCGTGATGCAGCTGTGGCGTGACACCACGCAGATCAAACAACTGACGACGGTGCGGGATCAAAGCACGCACACCACGATGGACGGTGCGACGCTCACCACGCAGGAAACCCCGGCGTCCGGGACGCACACCTACAGCCTCTATATGATCAACAGTTTCGCGGGTGACTCGTTCAGCATGTACGCGGCAGCGGGCGCCCCGATCGACCTGATCGTCGCCCCGGTGCCGCTGTGAGCCCGCGGTGACCGACTACCGGTATGTCTCCACCGACCTGGTCACGGGCAGGCTGCTGGCCGATGAGATCCCGCTGCACGTGCAGGGCTTCGCGCGGCAGATCGGGCAGGAGATGCCGCTGACCGGGTACCTGGATTTGACCGCGGGCAACGCGAAATACCTCGCGGCGTTGGAGACGCGCCGCACGATGCTGTGGGTGCTGGAGGACAACTACCCGGTGTGGTGCGGGGTGATCTGGGACGAGCCCACCCAGTCGATCCTGGACGGCAGATACCAGATCGGCGCGAAAACCCTCGAGTCGCTGTTCGCCCGCCGCCGCATCCGCGACAACCTGACCTACACCAACCTTGACTACTGCGACGTGTGGCGGGCGCTGCTGCGCTACGCCACCGACCCGGTGCTCAAGGGCAAACAGGCCGCGGTCGCCGGGCTGTCGATGCAGGACACACAGATCGGTTCGCAGGTCACCACCTCGTACGCGGCCGGGGACCTGAAGGACGTGGCCGGCGCCCTGGCCGACCTGGAGACCGCCGGGAACTTCGAGGCGACGTTCGAACCGATGCTGGACGGCTCCGGGAACCTCGCCGTCCTCGCCCGGCTCGCCGCCACCCTGGGGCAGCCGTATCAGCAGACCAACGTGCAGCTGGTGTTCCCCGGCAACCTGACCGACTACGGGTGGCCGCGCATGGGTTCGCAGGGCGCGAACATGGTGATCGCGACCGCGCCGACCTCCGGGATGGGTACCTGGACCTCCGGGTACAGCGCCGGGTACGGCGTGGATGAGGCGGACCTGGCCGCCGGGTATCCGCTGCTGGAGACCGCGGTGCAGTACAACGGGGCGGCGATCACCAGCCAGGCGCAGATCGACGCCTACGCCGACGGGTACCTGGGCATCACCGGGCACTCCCCGACGGTGCCGCCGATCGTGATTGACACCTCCTCGCCGTCGGCGCCGGCGATCCGGGCCCTGGGGCTCGGGGACCGGGCGGCGCTGCTGGCGACCTCGCCGCGGCACCCGGCGCGCGCGGACGGCTCCCCCGGGCTGCAGGCGGTGGTGCGCGTGATCGGCTGGCAGGTGGTGCCTCCGGACGACGGCCAGGACGGGAAGATCACGTTGACGGCGGGGGATGTGGCGGCATGACGCAGTATCCGACGCCGGTCGAGCAGGCGCTGCCGAAACTGATCCGCGACCTGAGGGCGCGGGTGACATCGCTTGAGCAGCGCACCAACGCGCTCGGTTCGGCGGCCGGCACCGGGGCGCTCTCCCTGCCCGCGGTCACGGTGACGGGGCCGAACGGGACGCTGACGCTGGCGCAGAACCCGTCGCTGCCTTCCCCCGGCACCAGCAGCCCGGCGCTGATCCTGAGCGACGGGCAGGGGTCCAGCGCGTACGCGCCGCAGCTGTACAGCCACGAGGTCACTGCGGGCAGTAATCAGCCGTTCGAGGAGCTGGTGGCGGCGGGCCCGCAGTCCTCGGCGGACACGCAACTGTCCGCGGCGAGCATGGTGCTGGACGGCGGGGGGACGGGGGTGAACGCGGCGCGCGGCGCGCTCAAGTGGGCGCAGAACGTGGGCGCCGCGGCGCTGGCCGCTGTGGGGTGGGATCAGTGGGGTGTCACCCTGGCGCAGCCCGCGTCCGGGTCGGCCGCCTCCGGTGGGGCGCAGGTGACCGGGTCGGCGGTGCAGAACGATGTCGCGCCGTCCGGTGGTTCCAGCGCGAAGTTCGTGCGCATGGGCGTGTTGTCCGGGACGACGGACGGATCGGGGAACCTGGCGGTCACCGGCCTGGCGCTGGGTTTCACCCCGTCCGGGGTGGTGGTGATGCGCAACGGCGGCACAGGGCCGGCCGCGGTGGCGTGCAAGTCGGCGTCGGGCCTGTCGTCGTCGGGGTTCTCAACCTATTGGGACAACGCCGGGGTGGCTTACGCATCCAGTGCGGTCGCGGGCTGGTTCATCGTGTTCGGCTGAGCGGGCGGCACGGTGATGGCTTCCTCGGTCGCGGCGCCGTGGTGGATGCGCCAGGCGCGCAGCACCGGCGCGGCTGGGTCTTTGAGCGACACGATCAGGTAGAGGGTCTGCGGGTCGGCGGCGTGCAGGATGTCCACGGCGGAGGGCCGCGCTTCGGTGGCGGTGTGGGAGTGCACGATCGCGAGGGGGTCTTCGCCGCGCTGGTCCATGTCCTGGTAGGCGGCGAGCTGTTGGGCGGGGTCGAACTGGTAGAGGTAGGGGCGTGCGGGCTCGTGGGCGGCGTTGCGCATGGGGATGTACCGGGTGGGGGTGTGGCTGCCGGGTGGTCCGGCGAGGATGCCGCAGGCTTCGTCGGGTTTCGCGGCGAGGGTGTGCGCGAGTATTTCGTGGCGCAGGGCCTGGGTGAGGGTCAGCACGGTGTTTCCGGGTCCGGGTAGACGATGCGGGTCGCGCCGCCGTGTCCGTTGATCGCGATTAGGTCGTCGAGGCTGTCCCAGTGGACGGTGGATGGCCGGGCGCCTCGCCAGCGGACGGTGATGGTGCCGTCGGGCCATTGCACGCCGTCGGCGACGTGCCCGGTGCCGGAGATCCCGCTCACGTCCACGTCCCGCTCGAGGCGGAACAACCGCGGCGCTGGTCCCCCGCTCATCGGGCGGTCGCGTGTTCGTCAAGGAATCGGGCGATCACTCGGTTGTGTCGGGCGTCCTGCAGAGCGTTGTGGTGCCCGTCGATCTGCGGTGGCATGTCGTCATCGCTTAGTCCGAGGCGCGCGGCTTCCTGCTTGAGGTCGTTGGTCCACATCGGGATGCCGTCGGGCAGGTCGATCATCCGGCCGAACAGCTGCGCTAGTACCACGTGGTCGTAGGCGCCGTACCAGGCCCACAGCTGCGGGCTCGGGTGGCTAAGGATGAATCTGCTCACGTCGTGGGCGATCTGCGCGCGGGTCGCCACCTCGTCGGCGCCCCAGTTGAACAGGCGCTTGACGTGTCGGTACGCGGATGCGCCTTCGCTCATGGACGCGAGGAGCATCATCCGGGCATCGCCGCGCACCTGGGGCAGCGACGGCCACACGTTGGCCATCAGCCAGTCGTTCTTGGCGAAGGCCTTGCGGTCGAACTCAGAGCTGACGGCGTAGTACTCGGCACCGGTTTCGGCGACGATGCCGATCGAGACGAGGTCGATCGTCTTGCCGTCTTCGATGAACTCGCAGTCGTAGAAGAGCCTTGTCATTGTTCGCGCTCGATCCTGCTCGGGCCGATCCGCTGGAACGTGACGACCAGATCGCGATGCCGCCGCGGCTCCAGCGGGCCGCGCACCACGAGCTTCGTGCCGTCGTCCGCCACCGACTCCACAAACGCCACATGCGACTGGCCGTCACCGGCCTGCACGTGCATCAGATCCCCTAGCCGCGGCGGCACATGCCCGCACGCGGTCTGGACTGGCCGGTCGATCACAAGAGTGTCCATGCCGCTAGTCGCCGATCCGATCGTGGAGCACGTGCTTGCCGTCGCTGTCCTTGCCGACGCTGACCCAGGCGTCGCCGACGCCGAGCTCCAGGCGCATATTCGGGGAGATCCGCACTCCGGTCTTCGCCTCGACCTCGTCCAGCAGCTCCAGCGCTTGGGCGAGTTGCCGCAACTCCTGCGGGCTCGCCACGATCGGCATGCTCACGGCTGCTCCGGTACGTGCGGCTGCTGCGGGTGCTCCAGCGCGTACGCGATCCGCGCGTCCTGGATCGCGTCCCAGTGCTGCGAGACCCACGCCCCGAACCCGGGATCCTCCAGGGACGGTGTGGCCTGCTGCGCGAGCGCCGCCAACCCCTCCAGCTCGCCGCGCACCGACCCCAGATCCGCGTTCAACACCGCGACCGCCTGCTGAGACTCCGCCAGCGCGCTCTGCGCGAACGCCAAATCGTGCGTAACCTCCGCGAGCCTGCTGCGATACCACTCCACGACGTTCGCCGCGTTCGCCCGCACCTGCTGCCCGCTCATGCCCGGCCCCTCCCCTGCGTGCTGTTCATCGCCGCCATGGCCTGCGCCGCGGCCTGCCCCATCGCCGTGCGCCGCCGCGCATCCTGCGCGAGGCTCAGGATCGCCCGATTCCAGTCCCGGACGCGGTGCTGCGGGATCAGGATCCCGGTGACGCCGTCCACGATCAGGCCGCGCAGCGGCCACCGCGCGGTCGCGATGACGGGAACGCCGGCGCGCATGACCGCGGTGGCGCGTTTCGCCAGAGCCGCGCCGTCCACCGGGGGCCGGATCAACGGGGCGAGCATGATGTGGAAGTCGCGTGCGGCACCGGGCGGGCTGATGCGCCAGCGGCCTTCGAGCCGCCACAGCGGTTCGTCGGCGGCGCCGGGGTAGCCGATGGTGTGCACGCTGATCGCGGGTTCGGCGAGGGCGGCGCGCAGGATCTCGTCCTGGATGGAGGTCAGGTGCGGGGCGTCGGCGGGGGCGCCTTCCCAGCCGACGATCACGTCCACGCGTTGCCTTTCCGGTGGTCTCGGCCCGAGATGCTGAGTGATTGTAACCTTTCCGTGGGTTAAGCATCAGGAGGCCGTCATGGCGTGGCTCGCGCACATCCTCGGCATCGACAACGTCTCCGGGGCCTGGTACGCGTTCTGGTCGGGCTTCGGGTCCGACCTCGGTGAGGTCGCGATCGTCGGGAGCCTGTTGGCGGCGTACCGGCGGCATACCTGCCATGTCGATAGCCCGCGGTTCTGCTGGCGCCCCGGGGTGCATCCCGTGGAGGGAACGCCGTACAAGGTGTGCAAGCGGCATCATCCGCGCGTTCCGGACGCCGTATCCGCGCATCACATCGCTCAGGCACATCAACAGGCGAGCGCTGATTCCTAGCGGCTGGGTGCAGGAACACGAGCGGCGAGTACCATCGCCTCAGCACTAGTTACAGTCCCTCACAATCAGGAGCACCGCATGTCTCTGGGTGAACTTCTCGCGGACGCTAAGGACGCGATCTCCCGGCTGCTCACGCACGCCGACCCGCAGGTGACCGCGATCGCCCAGGAGGTGCACGACAAGGTCGGCGCCGCGCTGGAGCAGGCCGGTGCGGACGCCGCGGCGCTGGGGCACGAGGCGGTCGCGGACGCCGAGCAGCTCGGGCGCGAGGGTTCCGCCGCGGTCGCGCCGCTCGTGACGGAGGCCGAGCACGACGTGCAGGAGCTCGGCGGCGAGGCCGTGCATGACGCGGAGAGCATCGCGCAGTCGGCGGCCTCACCGCAGCAGGCCGCGGCCACCGAGCCCGCCCCCGCGCCGACCCCGGAGGCGCCGGCCGAGGGCGCCGCTCCCGAGGCCGAGCCGTCCGCGCCGACCGCATAACGGCGGCAGCGCCACACATCTGTACGGGCCACCGCCACCATCCCCGGGCGGTGGCCCGTCACATACCCCCGGAAGGAGCCGCCGGTGAGCAGGAGCATGTATGACGGCGTGGACGCCTCGAGGCTGCCCGCCGGCGCGCAGCTCGTCGCCGGCTACGTCGACGGCCTCTACGCGTGGTCCGACGCGGACTGGGCGAGGTTCCCGAACTCGGTGAAGGTCCGCATCGCCTGCTTCGCCGACACCGACGACGGCGAGGTCCTGGACGTCGAACCCGGCAACGCCACCCCGGCCGAATCAGTGGACTGGGTTCTGATGCGGCGGCGCGCCGGAGCGGACCCGACCGTGTACATGAACACGTCCACCTGGCCCACCGTGCGTTCCGCGTTCGCCGCGCGGAACGTGGCCGAACCGCACTACTGGGTCGCGCAGTACGACGGCGTCGCCACGCTGCCCGCCGGGGCGCACGCCAAGCAGTACTACAACAACGACCAGGCCGGATACGACCTGTCCGTGGTCGCGGACTACTGGCCCGGCATCGACCGCGCACCCGCCGGGGGCGCCGCTGTGAACCTGACCCCCGCGGACACGCGCAGGAGGAACGACATGCACGTCGACCTGAAGCCGAACACCCCCGTGGTGTTCACCAACCCGGCCGCCGCGCTCGGCGGCACCTCCACGCTGCTGCTCGCCTCCGACTTCGGCGACGCGACCGTGCGGGTGGCCACGTTCAGTTTCAAGACCGCGAGTTGGACGGTCGTGAACCACGTGATCGGCAGCAAGGGCGGCGCGTTCAGCATGCCGATGCCGCCGGATACCAACAAGGTCAGTGTGGTGTTGCAGACCGATGGTGTGCCCGTCGGCCTGGACGTGCTGGCCTGACATGGCCACCGTCGCGGGAGACAGCCGCGGCCCGGTGCGCCAAGCGATCGACCAGGAAGCAGCGCACTACCACCCGTGGGCGCAACTGGCCTGGTTCCTCACCTTATTCACGGGTGCGCTGATCATGCAGCTGTTCGGCGGTGCACACGTGGCCGGGTGGGCGGATCTGCGTTCCCTTTTAGTGAGCTGCGCCGGGATCGCGTGGAAGCAGTGGCGCAAGACCCTACCGGTGAAAACTGCGCAGCGCGTCGCGACAGAACACGAACAGGCCTGCGCCGGGCGTGATCCAGCAAACCCAGCAACACCGTAAAAGGAGCCCGGTGAATGGCGACCCGCCGCGCAACCTCACTCTGGCCGAACTGTGGCGGATGCTTCAAGCCCTCACCGAACGCCTCCAGAAAGCCGAGGACGCGATCGAAGAACTGGAGAAACGCGGCCGCTGGACGCGCGCCGAGGTCATGCAGTTCGTATCGGTGGCGATCGCGGCGCTGGTAGTGGTGTGGAGCGTGTACACGGCGACGAAGGGTGCGAAGTGAGCGGGCCGGGTCTGACGCGTAGTCGGCGGCGCTGGCGCGCGGCTGGTGTGGTGCTGCTGGTGGTGGTCGCCGGGTACGCGGTGTGGGGTATCCGGCAGTTGCAGGAGGCGAACGCGTCGCGGGACCGGGCGATCAGTGCTCTGTCGGTGCAGGTGGAGGCCTACCGGTCGCAGGCGGCTCAGCATGGGTTGCCGACGGGGCCGCCTCCGGTGCAGATCGTGCAGGGCGCGACGGGCGCGGCGGGTCCGCAGGGCGTGGCGGGGGCGCCGGGGATGCCGGGAGCCGCGGGCAGTCCTGGGCCGCGTGGCGAAACCGGTCCGGCCGGCAGTCCAGGTCCGGTCGGGCCAAGCGGCCCCGCTGGCGCTGCCGGTCCAGCCGGACCGGCCGGTGCGCAAGGCGAACCCGGGCCGGTGGGACCTCAAGGCGAGCCGGGCCCCGCTGGCCCGAGCGGCCCACCGGGGCCTGCCTGCCCGGACGGGTACAGCCAGCAACCGGAGAAGATCAACGGGCATGAGGCGCTGGTGTGCGAGGTGACACCGTCGCCGTCGCCCACCGGATCAGCCAGCGCTTCCGCGTCGCCGCCGTCCGCGTCTCCGACTCCTGTGCTGTCGACACCGGCACCGTCGGCCCAGCGCCGCGCGGCCGCACAACCGAGCCCGGCAGCCGTGATGGCGCGCAGTGCGCGCGTGGACATGGCCCCGGCCGCCGACGTGACGCCCACTTGCCCTGCCCCGGGTGCGCCGTCGCCGTCCACGCCGTCAGGTCCCGGGCCGCTCGCGCCGCTGAGCCTGTCGGATCCCGCGGCCCGGGTGCGGCGGATCGTGCCGGGGCCGGGTCAGCCGGTGTGGCCCACGGCGGCGTAGGCCAGGCCGTTCTTCGCGGCACGGCCTTCGTTCATCAGCTGCACGAGGGTCGCGCCGAGCAGGGTGCCGGTGATGCCAGTGTCTCTGGCGATGGTTTTGGAGTCGCTGGCGCCGTGGGCGCGCAGGTAGGCGAGGATCACTTGGTCGGGGCTCAGGTCGGCCTCGTCCTCGGCGTCGGCTTCGGCAGGCTCGTCGGCGGTGGCCGGTCCGGGCAGGCTGGTGACGAAGCCCTCGTCCTGCGGGGTCGTGACGTGCTCCAGGAGCGTCTGCTCGTCGTAGACCGTGCCCAGCAGGGTGTGCGCGGCGCCGGCGCTGCTGGTCATGCCGAGGGCGGCCGCGAGCCGCTGGACGTCGACCGGCCCGTCTACGGAGAGCACGACGTACGGGGTGCCGTCGACTTTGAGGAAGCCCTGGATTTTGGTGAGGGTCGCCATTTCGCGCTTGTGTTGCGCGGTCGGCGCGGCCGGGGCCTGTTCGGTCTCAGCCGTCGGGGTGGTGGTCACGGTGGCTCCCGGCGGTATCGGTGGGACGAAAAACGGCCCCGGCCACGTGGGGCGGCCGGGGCCGTGTGCGCGAGGCGAAGTTGCTGTGGGATCCGGGTCCGCAATGGCCCCGCGTCGCGCCTGTTGAGGATATCGCGTGCGGCGTGGGCGAGCCCCGTACGCCGGGGGGAAGGACGTGACGGGGCTCGCGATCCGGATCCAGGACCCACGGTAGCGGGCACAGCGCCGCCAGATGGAGCAGTTGAGCGCGGCGCCTACAGATACTGCCCAGTACCCCGCTCGGCGTCAGGCTCCGGTTCCCGGGAACCGACGCCCCACGCCGGGGCGAGCAGTGCCGCCGTGGCCGGGTCGTTGCCCAGCGCGGCGCGGGCCTCCGGACCCAGCTGCAGCAGCTCGCGTAGCGACGCGCCGATCGCCGGGCCGGTCCAGCGGGCCCCGGCCTGCTGCGCGTATGGGTCGTAGCCCAGGGCCATCGCGGTCTGCGCGCGCAGTGCCTCGCGCTGGGTGCGGGCGTTCTCTTTGATCCGGGTGCGTTCGATCGCGGCGTCGGCCCGCACTTGTTCGACAGTGATCGTGGTCGCGGCCTCGATCTGTTTGTGGCTCAAATCGGCGGCCCGCTGTGCCCGGCGTTCGGCGTCGCCGCGGCCGAGCAGGTGCCGCACGGATCCGGCGACCACGGCGGCGACCACGGCCCAGCCGACACGCAGCCACGGGTTGGTGGTGTACGCGCCGATCCCGAATTCGACGGCGCCGGCGGTCACGCCGAGGCAGGTGGCGGCGAGCCCCGGGTGGCGGCGCACCAGCACACCGCAGGCGCAGCTGGCGCCGGCAACCAGTCCCGCGATCACGGCGTCGCCTGCTGAGTGCGCGGCTCCGCCGGCGGATGCGCTGAAGGATGCCGCGAGGATGGCGGCGGGAGCGATCGAGGGTGGCCCGGCGGCGCGCAGGGCACGCCACAGCCAGCCGCCTGCGGGTTGAGCCGCGCCCTGAGCAACTGGATAGGTTCCGTCGTGATGCTGGTACGAGCTCGGCGCCCACGGTGCCTCGTACGGCGCGGGCAGCCGGCTGCCAGGGGTGTGGTTCATGCTGCTGCTCCGTCCAGGACAGTGGCGCCGTTTCGCTGCGCGGCCGGGGCGAGGTATTTCGCCAGGGTCCAGCGGCCGGTGCCGGGTTCCTGGACGGCGCCGTTGCGCTGTAGGGCGTTTATCACGGCCGTGTCGGTGGCGCCGACCGCGGCGGCGATGTCGCATACGCGTTGCGGGTCGCCGGTGAACTCGAGGAACTGCTCCACGCGCGGCCAGGTCTCGCCGCGGGCCGGCTTGGTCTTCACGGTGATCGGCGTTGCCGATGCGTTTGCCGCAGGGGCGGCGTGCTCCGGTGCTGGTTGCGGTGCCGCGGCGCGGGTGTTCGCGGCGACCAGCGCGGGGTCGCGCAGCTGCCGGGCGAACAGTTCGCGCAGCGCGGCCGCCTGCTCGACGTGCGCCGAGCGGCCCGTGGCCAGCCAGCGGGCATCGGACTGCACGAAACGGATCGGCTGCCCGACCTCATCGCCGCCCGACGCCCGATAACCCAGGCCGCCGGTCGGCGAGCCGTCCGCGAAATGCGCCTGCAGTCCGCGCGGATCCACCCCGGCCACGCCGGGCGCCATGTTCAGCTTCGTCGCCAGACTCCCGCCACGCAGCAGGAACTTGTCCCCGGACACCAGGGCGTCGCGCAGCGTGTGGCTCGTGAGCACGTCCTCCGCGACCGAGATCGACAGGACGGTCAGGCGCACTGCCGCCTTACGGCCGCCCTCGGCGAGCTCCTCCAGCAGCCCGAGGATCTTCTTGTCGCGGCGCATCAGCGTCGGGACCTCGTCGATGTACCCGGACACCAGCGGCCGCTCAAAGGTGGGCCGGATCAGGTCGATGCCCTCGGCGGCCATCTGCCCGACCCGGGTGCGCAGCACCTGCACCATCGCCTCGAGGCTCAGGCGGATCTGCACGTACAGGTCCTCGATCGGCAGCGGGCGCGCGAACAGGTCGAGCTTGTCCAGCCACCCGGCGTAGGAGGCGCCGGCGTGCGGGTCGAGCACCCACGGCGCCACCACGGGACGCCCGTGCTCGTCCGTGGTGTGCATGTCCAGGGTCAGCAGGGTGCGCGCGAGCTGGCTCTTGCCCGAGCCGGTCGAGCCGACGGCGACACGGTGTGGTGAGCCGAATCCGTCGATCCACACCCGGTAGGGCTGGTATTCGCCGGTGACGGTGCGGGCTAGCTGCGGGTGGGTGAACGAACCGGGCTGCGCGACGCGCTCGAGGCGGGCGGTGGCCTGCAGCGGGTTGCGTTCGAACACGTACAGGCGGGCGGTGCCGTCCGGGCGTGGCTGCGCGATGACGTTCGCCGGGTGGATCGCGGCGCGGCCGTCGCCGACGCCGGTGTACGCCTGCGCGATCAGATCGGTGTGCTCGATCAGCATCGCGGGCCGCTGCCGCACGGGCCCCTTGCCGAGGTTGAAGCGCACGGTGGCGGCGAACGCGAACCCGCCGGTGTCACTGAGCCGCTCGATCTGGTCGAGGGCGGTGCGGGGGAACTGGCCGCCCTCGCAGGCGAAACCCTCCTCCCACACATCCGCGATCAGGCGGGTGAACGCGTCGCGCGGATCGGCTGGGTCTTGCTGCTCGCCAGCAGACGGCTGGGTTTCGGCCGCGGCCGGGGCTGCGGGCGCTGCGGGCACGAGGCGGCGCAGCCACCAGGCGAGCGACAGCGGCGCGGTCAGCGTCCCGAACAGGATCAGCATGCTCTCGTGCAGCGGAGAGACCGCGCTGGCGCACGCGAGATACGTGATGGAGGAGGACGCGAGCGCGGCCTGATAGAGGCGGTGCGCGTTGGCCAGCGGGCGGCCGTTGCGTTTGCGCCACAGCCGGTGCGCGGCGTGCCCGCCGAGCGCCGCCGCCGTGGCGGCGCCCAAACCGAGCGCGTCGGTGACCCCGGTGACGCGGTGTGCTTCGCATCCGGCGGCGAACAGCACAGCCGCGCCGGTGACGGGCGCGTAGGCGGCGCGGTGACGCCAGTAGTGGCGTGCGGCCTTCCCGGGCGCGGTGTCGGCGAACTTCACCGGCGCTGCGGCCGGTGCCGGCAGCACGGGAAGGTTCTGGCTCGGGCGGCCCATGATCCTGGCTCCTTCTAGTGGTGCGGTCGGTCGGATGCGGATGGTTAGGCCAGCAGGAAGTCGTGGTCAGCCGAGCCGTGCCCGACGCGCGCCGTCTCGTCGCGGAACCCGCCCTGGTGGTTGGCGAGCGTCGCGCGCACCTGCCCGGCGACCTGCGCTGCGTTCTCCGCGTCACCCTGCACGCCCGGCATGAGCGCAGCCAGGGACGCTTCCATCTGCGCGATCTGGTCGCTCAGTTGCGCGGCCTGCGCGGCCTTGGCGGCCATCGCCTGGTAGACCTGCACGCTGTCGGCCATGGCGCCGACGGAGGCCTGGTCCACGCCGCGTTCGGCGGCGTTCTGGGTGCTGGCGGCCCACGCCGCGGCGGCCTGCCGGGCGGACGCGGCCAGCGCGTCGAGTGCCTGCGCGCGGGCGCCGGCGGAGGCGGCGCGGTTGGTGGCGATCGCGGCGTGCTGCCCGGCCTGACCGCTGATCTGGGTGGCGGCCTCGGCGCTACCGGAGGCGGCGGTCATGACTTGGCTGTAGGTCTCGGCAGCGGCGGGGGCGAGTTCATTGGCCATGGTTGTTCCGATCTGTGCGATGGGGATGTTCGTGGTGGGGATGCCGCGCGGTGCGCGCGGGAAAATGCCGTCGATAGTCGGGTCGTGAACAACCTCGGCGTCGGCGACATCCGCGGGTTCGGCGCGAGCCGTGGGGGCATCGGCAGCGTCGTCGACGATCTCGCCGTCCGCCGTGTCGCCGTCCTTCCAGTCGGCGGCGCGCGGCGGGGCACCTCCCGCCGGGCCGGGACCCGGCCGGGAGCCACCGAACCGGCGTCCGGCTCGATCGAACGGGCCGCGCGGCCACGATCCGGTAAAGCCGCCGCGGGTGCGGTCACCGGCCGGGCCGCTCGCCGCGTCAGGCTCGTCGCCGCTACTCGTCGGCCGTGTGCCTTCGCGCGGGGCGCCCGGTTCGCGAGCGGGCCCGCCCAGGGCGCCGCGTGCGGCGCGCTTGGCCAGGTGCCAGCCGTCCACACCGGCCGCCCAACCGAACCCGGCGCCCAGCGCCAGGGCCCAGCCGATGCCCCGCGCGCCGAGATCCGCGAGCACCGATCCGGCGCCCGGGCCGCCCGGTTGCGCGGGGAACGCGTGGCGCAGCGCAGCGGCGATGCGCTGCGCTGACGCGGGCACCCGCTCGCTGAGCATCTCCCGCCCGTGCCGGACGACGGCGACCAACGACCAGATGATCACCGCGCCGAGTAGCACGCCCCACGCCTGCGCCGCATTGGTCACCATCGCTGGCTCACCCGAGCCCGAACCAAGAGCCGACCAGATGCCCGATCTCCGCCGCGAGCGCGGCGAACGGCACCGCAGCCATCGCTCCGGCCGGTCCGGGCAGCGTGACGGTCAGCGGGCCGACGCCGATCGCGCCGTACTTCTCGAAGCGGTGCTCGATCCACTGCCAGGACTTGCCGCCGGAGCGGCCCGCGGCGGCGCCTGGCCCGGCGGTGATGGCCGCGGGCCCGCTGCCGGCGCCGGTCCGCGAGCGGGCGGCCCGACGGCCTTGGACCGCGTCCCACAGGTGCAGGGCCGCCCACAGCAGCAGCGGGATCTCGATCAACGTCAGGATGCCGACGCTCGAGGGCCAGTTCGACGTGAGCTGCGTGGCGCGCGCCGCGTCGCGCAGCAGGCCCGCGGACCAGGTGTTGATGCCCTGCAGCAGGCGCGCGCCGGGAGACGCGAACAGGATCGTCGCGCCGGCCGCCATGAGGATCTTGGCGAGCAGGTCGAGGATGCGGTGGCGGTGGGCGAGCTTGTGGTGCGCGAACCACGCGATCGCCAGGGTGATAGCGCCGACCGCCGCGGAGACGGCGGCGGTTCCGGCGGACAGTGCGAGGGTGGCGCTCTGCGCGAGCGCTTGCGGGTGCATCAGGGGGCTCCGTTTCCGTTTTGACGTGAGTGGATCAGTGCTCTAATCTCGCGCGCGCGGGCGCGCGCCCGCGTGTAGGACCCGTTTTCGGGCCCGGGGCGGGTGTGAGCGGGGTTGTGAGTTCACGTGCCGTACCTCGCGATCACGGCGTCGAGTGCCTTGGTGGCGGCGGTCAGTGCCCGCTCGTTGTCCAGGGCGCGCACCTGGTCGGCGGCGACTTCGAACAGGGCGCGGGGGCTGTTGGCGGCGCGGTGGCGGCGGTCGGCGTAGAACGCGGCTCGGCGTGCGGCGCGGCGTTCGGATTTGCGCGGCCGGGCGCCCGCGGTGGGCGCCGGCTCGTCGTGGGTCGTCGAAGAGCGGCTCGCCGGGGTGGGCGACTCGACGCGTTGCGCGTCGGGTGATTCGCCGAGCCACTGCAACGCCCGCCGCGCCGCGGGTTTACGCGCCGTCATGAGGCACGCTCCTGCGGGGTGTCATCCGCGTTGCCGCGGCCGCCGCTCTTGCTGCGTCGGCTGCGTGTCACGCGCACGTAGACCTTGTCAACGGTGACACCCCGTGCGGCGAGTAGCGCTACGGCGTGTGAGGCGACACGCCCGGGTAGCAGGTCGTCGAGCCGCCGCACGGCTTCGGCCTGTGTCATCTCGTGCCACGCCGGGGGCCCGGCGGCGTCGAGGACGCGCAGGTCGGCTTCGAGATCGGCGTGCGGCAGGGGTGTCGCTGCGCCCGCGGTCAGGGGCGTCACGGTGGGGCGTGTCGCGCGGGGACGGCGGGGTGTCGCGGGAGTGTCGGTGCTACGTGCAGGGCGCGCCGGGGTATCGGCGCCTGCCGTCTCGCCCGTGGCGGTGGGCGTGTCAGTCGCAGGGGTATCGCCGCTACGCGTCGCGGCGACCGCGGCGGGGGTGTCGCTTTCGCCGAGGGCGATGGAGAGACGTGTCGCGGCCGATACGTGCCAGCGCCAGGCGCGGCCGTGTGTATCGCGCAGCGCGGCGATGCGGCCGAGACGTACACGTTCCATCGCGAGGGCGGTGCTGTAGGAGTTCTGGTGCCACAGGATCATGCGCCGCCACAGCTTCAGGGTCGGCCACGGCGAAAGCAGCCAGCGCGCCGCCGGGATCGGCTCGCGCAGGCTGCCGCCGTGCCGCAGCGCGGTGCGCCGCACGACGTGCCGCATGAGTTCGACGAACATCACCCACACGCTGGGCATCAGGACGTGCGCGACGCGGCCGGTGAGGTCTCCGCCGGCGGCGTAGTTGAGCCACACGGTCCCGAAGGTGGCGCCGTACACGGTCCAGCGCGCGAGCGGGTGGCTCATGCCGAGCCGGTTGAGGACGAGGTCGACGCCGGAGAACACCAGGACGGTCAGGTCGACGACGAGCGGGACAAGCCACGCCCAGCGGGGCCCGAAGCTGGGGGTCATACGCACGGAGACGGCGTGGAAGGACAGGGCCATGCCGGCGACGGCGATGAGGGCGGCGAGGACGCCGATGACGACGGTGACGGTGAGCCAGCCGGGGCCGAGCGGTTCGGGCGTGGGGTCCGGGCCGTTGGGGTCGCGCTGGGTGGTCATGGTCGCCTCGCTGGTGGTGGTCATCGGTCTCGCCTCCTTCGGAACTGGGGGTCAGATGGCGCGGTAGCGGTCGGTTTGCCCGGGCCAGGGGATGCCGTCCAGGGCGCGGGTCAGGGCTAGTGGTGCGGCGACCGGGAAGCGGCGGCCTCGATCACGTCCAGGTCGGCGCCGGACACCTGCGCGAGCCCGGCATGGACGAGCCACAGCACCCACACCGGTTCGATCCCGGGCGTGTCGGCGCTGCCGTGGGCGTAGGCGACGGTACGGGTGACCAGGTCGGTGATCTGGGTGGCGGTGAGCCAGCGGGCGTTGCGGGTTTCGCGCGCGCTGGGGCTCAGCTGCCCAGTGGCGCTGGCGGTGTACACGCTCCAGTGGTGGCCGATGCCTGCGGGCCCGGCGGGGCGGCGGCAGACGTTGGGGCGCCATCCTCCGGTCACGAGGGTGAGCGGTCCGACGGTAAGGCCGGTTTCCTCGGCGGCTTCTGCTGCGGCGCCCTGTTCGGGGGTGCCGTGGGTGTCGATGTGTCCGGCGGCGGGGGCGGTGCCGGGGGGCGGGGTGTTGCGGTCGAACATGAGCCAGGTGCCGGTTTCGGGGTTGTGGATGAGGATCCCGACGCTGGTGTTGTCGCAGTGCGGGGTGATCGCGAGGATGCGGGCGGCGTCGAGGACGCGGGTGTGGCTGGGGCCGTGGGGGGTGAGGCGTGCGGGGATGAGTAGGTGGAGTCCGGGCGTGGGGTTGGTGGTCAGTTCGCGTAGGGCGTCGAGTTCGTCGGGTGTGACGCTGGCTGTGAGGGTTTGGGGATGGGGGTTGTCGGTTTGGTAGGTGATGTCGGCGGTGAGGGTGGCGGTCATGGTGGGGGTCATGGTGGGGGTCTCGTTTTCGTTGCGGTCGGGGCTGGCTCTCCGCCGGGGCACGTCCGGGGCACGTCCCGCGTGGGGGCGTGCCCTGGCGGAGGGTCAGAGCGTCGGGTAGTGCGGGACGGGTTCGGTCAGGTAGCCGGGCAGGTCCGGGTCGCCGAGCGGGATGGTGGCGATGACCGTGTGCCAGTCGCCGCGCGTGGTCTCGGTCAGTGAACTGGCCAGGACGGCGATGATGAGCAGGCCGCGGCCGTGTTCGTCGGTTTCGTAGGGGTCTTCGTTGTCGGCGGGAGTTTTGCCGGGCCGGTCGGTGACGGTGAGGGTGAGCAGGTCGCCGGGCAGGTGTGCAGTAATGGCGAGCGGGGGTAGGGCGTGGGTGAGGGCGTTGGTGAAGAGTTCGGAGAGGACGAGGACGGCACCGTCGGCGGTGTCGCCTTGGTAGCCGCGGCGGGTCAGATAGTCCGACAGCCAGGTGCGGGCGTGGGCGACGGTGGTTTTGTTCGGGTGGGCATAGGTGACGGCGTGGGTTGCCTGCTCGATCGTCGCGGCGGTCATCGGTCCACTCCCGTGTGCTGCTGTGCGGCGCGCGTTGGTGTGTGTCACGCGGCACCGTCCAGGTGCGGCAGGTGGTCGAGGGCGTCGAGGGCGCTGACGGCCTGCTGGTCGTGTTCGGGGGTGTCGTTGAGGGCTTGGGTGGCCCATGCGGCGGCGGCGCGCCAGATGTCGGCGAGTACGTCCGTGGGGCGGCGGCCGGCGGCGAGTTGGTCGAGGCCGATTTCGACGGCGTCGTCCATGGCTTCGAGCTGTTCGAGGATCGCGCCGCGCGGCGCGGTCGAGGTGTGCCGGTGGCCGGTGGGGAATTCCAGCACGACGCTCACGAGGCCACCTGCCCGCTGTTCGCCGCGTCGGCGGCGGTGTCCCACAGATCGAGCAGCGTGTCGCGCACGGTGCCGCGGGCGTTTTCGTGCAGGGCGAGCGCGGTCATGAGCGCCGTGGTGGCCTGCTCGACGAGCTCGTGGGTGTCGGTGGGCTGGCCGTTCACAGACGGCGGGTCGATGCGCGGGGTGCCGGCGGTGACCCCACCCAGGTCGCTGAACTTCTCGATCTCGAGGGCGGCCTCGGACGCCATGAACTCGGCATACTTGGCCGCAGTCGTGCCGGCCGGGACCTCGAACGTGACGGGCAGGTGCAGGACGGTGCGGGCAGTGTCGCTCATCAGGCGCCCGCGGTTTCCGCGGTACCCGCGAGGGCCTGCAGCTCGTAGTAGCGGGCGAGGTCCAGGTCGCCGTGCAGCAGCGCGTCGGTGGCCAGCAGCGCCATCGCCATCGGCTTGATCTGGTCCGGCTCCAGGGACATCCCGAACCCGGCCATGACGGTGAGCTGGGTGTTGCCCTTGTGCCGCTGCAGGGAGAAGACGGCCTCGGTCACGGCGTCTTCGTGGGGTCCGCGGTCGCCGAAGTTCAGGCGGATCGGGGTGTTGTAGCAGGAGCCGGCACCGGGTTCGTCGGGGTCCTCGTAGTGCTCGGCGGGGCTGCACCACGCGGCGTGGTTGTCGGCCGGCTGGGGTACGGTGGTGGTCATTGATCCGGTTCCTCTCGCGTGGTGGCGGATCGCGGGCCCGGCGGTGAAGGCGTCACCGCCGGGCTTCGGCCTGCTCGGGGATGGTGCTGGTCGGACTGGGCGCCCAGCGGCCGTGCGTGGAGGGGGCGGCCGCCGGGCTTCCGGCCCGGTCAGGACGTGCTGATCTCATTGCGCACGGCGTTATAGACCAGGTCCATGTCGCCGTCGTTCAGGTCGATGCCGTTGTCGGCGCAGTAGTCCTCGATCCACTGGGTGATCGAGGCGCCGTCGGGGTGGGGACCGTGCTCGTCAAGCAGCCCGGGGGTGACCTGCTTGGCGAGGTCGGCGGCTTCGATGGCGTCCATCGGTTCGGGTTCCTTCCTGCTGGCTGGTGCGGGGTGGCTGCCGCCCGCGGCTGGAGTGCGGCCAGGCCGCGGGCGGCGGCTCGGGGTTACCGCGGGACGCCGTCGGGCCAGATCAGCGCGGTCAGGCGCGCCGAGTCCTGCGCTTGGTCTGGGGAGGGCTCTCCTGCCGCGTTGGTGTGGTTGTTGAGCCGGTTGCGCAGGGACTCGGCTTGGGTTTCGAGCGTGACGCGTTCTGCGGGGGTCAGGGGTCTGGGCATGTCGGTCTCCTTGTTTGGCCGGTTTCGGGCGGCGCTCGTGGGCGGCTAAGCCGCAGCGGGGGTGGCGCCAATCGCGTTGCGAGCCATGTACGCCTCGACGGATGAGCGGGTTACGCGGATGCGGGTCTTAGTCGGCCCGACGCGAAACGCCTCGAACTCCCCTGCCGCGATCTCCCGCAGGATCGTCGCCTTACTCACGCCGACGATGCCGGCGACCTGCGCGGGCGTCAGCTTGTCGGTGCCCTCGGTGGTCTGCATCGGTCGGCTCCTAGCTGGTGCGTTACTTCCAACGCCTCAACCGTAGCGCTATGGTGCTATGGCGTCAATGACGCTAGGCTGAATCAGGCAAAGAAAAAGCCCCGGAGTCAGCCGGGGCCGCTGGCGAGGAGGTGTCAGGCGTCGTGAACCGGAAGGTCATACTCCAGCTCGTAGCGCTCGGCACTGAACACGATGTCCAGCGCCTCAACCGGATGCCCATCGTCAGTCCACGTCACGCGCAGGGTGCGCAGAACCGGGACACCCGACGGAATCCGCAGTGTCTCCACCTCGAACGAAGTGGGCATTCTGCCCGTCACCCATTCGCGACAGGCCCGCGGCGGGTAGCCCAGCCGCTTCAGCACCGTGGGCGTCGCACCCTTGAGCTTCGCTCTGAAGGCGAGTGGCGTGTCGAATGCGACGTCCAACGGGAAGTACGAGGTCGCGATCTCCAGCGGATCACCGTTCGCGTTGCGCATGACGCGCCGCCGCATCACGACCTGCTCGTCGGGTTCGACCTCCAGCTTCAAAGCCACTTCATCAGGAGGCGTCACGACATCAACCTCTGGCGGGTCAGAGCGGCCGTGTGGCGGTTTGGTGCCTTCGGCGACCGGCGATACGAAGTCTGCCGATCGGCTGATCTCGCGCTTCACCTGCCGCACGTAGACACCCTTGCCAGGCGCGGATTCCACCAGGCCGGCCGCCTTGAGTGCGCGCACCGCCTTCTGGACCGTCGTGGCCGCCACATGATGCTGAGCGGCCAACGCCGTCACCGAGGGGATCGCGGCGCCTGGTGGGATCTCGCCGTTCTCGATCTTCTTCCGAAGATCCGTCACGATCCGGATGTACGCCGGTTCGCCACTCCACTCGGTCATGGGCGGCCTCACTCCCTGTCGGCGTCTAAGCGCTACAGCACCAAAGATGCTCTAGCGCTATACGCTACACAGTGTGTAGGGCGTCCCGTCAATGCGACCCGATATCCGCTACCTGCGGCTTTCGTGGCAACGACAGAGCAACTATGCGGCTTTCCCGTGGCTGCCGCGGTGCAACTGCGTATCCGACGTGTGCGCCGCCAAATCAGCCTTAATCGCCTGAACCACCCGCTGCACATCCTCAATCCGCGATGTCAACCGCGCCTCGGCCCGACCCACCTCACCGGTCACAAACTCCGGCAAAGCAGCGATCGCCTGCTGCTGCTGATGCACGATCCCCGAGATCGCCTCAAGGGTCTGCGTGGTCTCCGTGTGCCGAGATTCGGCCAGCTCAACATATGCGTGGAAGTCCAGCCTCAGCGTGCCCAGATCAGACTTGATCCCGGCGACGTCATCACGCACCGCGTTCTGGCCAGCCGCAAGAGCAGCGATCGCCGCACCATGCTCACCCTGCACACGAGCCACCGCGCCGATCGCATCCAACACGTCACGCAGCGTCGGCTCGCCAGCGGGCTGAGGGCTCGTCATGACACCACCGTACCGGGCGGCGCTGCACGCATAAAGCGACTCTCCGGAAACGCATCAGCACGCGGCTTGATCAGCAAAGACGCACGGAAACGAGAAACGCTTCAATGCGTCATTATTGAGGGGCACTCACTACCCCAAGCAAAAGGAAAGGCCGGTTCCCGGGGAAGGAACCGGCCCCCACGATCAGCGAGTTGGCCGCTCGCCAGACCACTTGCGCTAAGGAGTCGCGACACCCGATGGACAACACGATCAACTCATCCACAAAGCAGTCGCACTCATGACGATAACGCATCTCGCCGACAGCCGCCGCCGACCACCACGCGGTGCCTCGTGAGCCACGAAGCCATCGACTGGGCCATCAAGCAGGACGCACGCGGCAACGCCCCCCGGAAGCTGATCCTCATCCTCCTCGCCAACCGCGCCGACGACGCATGGGTCTGCTGGCCAAGCAACCGCCTGATCGCCGAGGAGTCCGGGCTGAGCATCCGACAAGTCGTCCGACACATCGCATCACTCGAACAGGACGGCCTGATCCGGCGCGTGCCCTGGGAACGGGCAGATGGCGGCCAAGGCGCGAACGTCTTCGCGCTCGGCCCAACAGCCACCGATGCCCCCGTGTCATGTACGACACGGGGAGGGGGTCATGTACGACATGGGGGGTGGGTCACTGATGACACCCCCCGGGTGTCATACACGACACCCCTAGAACCCAAAGAAGAAACCACAAAGAACCCTCACTCATCCGGCCCGCGCGAAGAATCGCGGGGCCGCTCGCTCGCTGACGCGAACGAGACGCACACGCCGCACCAGCCAACCGAACGCGAACTCTGGCAAGCGATCCGCGCCACCGCGCTCCACAACCCCGACACCTACCAACGGCAAATCGACACCATCCGCGCCCGCGCACCCCGGCTCTGGCGAGACGCCACAGACGCCGCGTTCACGCAGTTCCGAGAGAACGACTCTCCCCACCAGCACGACCCCGCGCAGGTCGCATTGCTCGCCTACCAGTACGTGATCCAGATGCGGGCACCGGATTGGCCGGCGTGGCTGCTCGGTCCGCTGCTGCCGATGCTCGCCACAACCCAAACCGACACCACCCGCGCCGCATGACCAGCACCGGAGCAACCATGGCCGAAGCGAAATCGCAGGTTCACATAGTGCCTGTCGGCTTTGCCGACGCGTGCGCCTTCAGTGAGTTGCGCGGCACCGAAGGCGTGCAGCGCACCCTGTGGGAGGCCGCCGCGTGATCATTTCAGCACTTCGTCCAACCACCCGTCGGATCCGAACACACCTGCGCCGACGCGATGTTGTACCCGCCATCCGCGCTCGCGCTGTTGCTCGTCTGATCCGCGAACCCGCCCAGATCGTCGATCTGCACGGTGGTTGTGCACGACACGCTGCCGCCGCCTTGCAGTTGCGCGCTGGTGACGTAGTACAGAGCGCCCTGGGTGAGCGGGTCGGTGTGGCTGAACGGAAGGCTCGACGCGGAGTGCTGCGACCCGTTCGGGCCGTAGGTGATGTTCACGCCACCGTGCCCGGTACAGGCGTAGGTGACTTGTTCGGGGGCGGGTGTTGCGGCGACGGTCGGGGACGGCGACGGGTCCTGCGTATAGAGCACGCCGCCGAGAATCCCCTCGGCTTGCTGCGCGTAGGCCGGCGGAGCCTCCAGGGACCAGTTCACGCCGGTGAGCATCACGCGGCCGTCGTCGAACTGGAAGTGCGCCGAGACCAGGCTCATGACGTCGCTGTGTGCTTTGAAGACCACGATGTCGACGTCGAGGGAGGCGGTGTTCGGGCTTGCGCATTCGTCGGAGGCGATTGCGTTGTCGAGTTGCGATGGGTCCTGTGCCTGTACCGATCCGCAGGGCGCACCGCCGTATGCGAGTGCGCGTTCGATTTGTTCGGCGTCTCCGTAGGTGCCGCCATCTGCGGGCAGTTGCGTGGCGACTGGGCTGACGGCCGGGGTGGTCGGTGGTGGGGTGGATGCGTCTGCGGCCGGCTTGTTGCCGCTCGACGAGCAGCCGCACGCCAGACCCACAACCAGACCCACAACGACCGCCGCAAATCGACAACGCATCAGCCCCACCTCTCACGATTCGCTATCAGTGCTCGCACGGTAACGCCGGGCGCTGACTGCTTACAGCACTTTGACGCAACCGTGACCGCGACGACTGGAAGGACCCGAACGTGACCACTGCAACGCTCCCCACCATTCCGATCGAACGCCCCGACGACGGGATCGCCATCGTCACCCTCACCGCCCCGCTCGACGCCGACACGACTGCGGCCCTGCGCGGCACGCTCACCGCGCTCTCCGCCGAGGGACGCCGGCACGTGGCCATCGATCTGGCCTCTGTAGTTTTCGCTGGCACCGCCGCTGGGATTGCGGATCTTGCCCGCCAGGTTGAGAGCCAGCGTGCGGCGGCCGGAGACCTGTACCTGATCAGCCCGCCCAGCGGCCTCGCGGAGGCAGTCAAGGCCCGCGCGTTCAGGGACCGGGCGTTCTGGGACCGGTTCGGCGGCCTGCGCCTCATGCCGATGCCGCACCCGATCCGGTACACGCCCATCGACCGGGTCCTGGCCGACTCGGAGGTCTTCTACGGCGTGCCGGTCGTGGAGATCGGCGAGGACGGCGAGATCGTGCTGGTCCTCGGGCATCACGAGCCGCGCAGGTTCTACGCTGCGCTGTGCGCGTTCGCCCGTCGTAACGGCTGCGACCCGGCCGACTACCTGCTGGACCGGGTCGAGGACTTGGCTGGGTTCGCGGCGAAGGCGACTGGCTGGCATGTGATATACACGCACGCCGACCGGGCGACGCTCGGCAACGCGCTGCCGGGCGACGACCCGCAGTGGTGTGTGTGCGACGAGGGCTGCGGCTGGTACGCGGACCAGGTCGTCGAGGGCACTGAGCGCGCGGTCCCGACGATGACGTACTGGATCGGGGGCTGAGGTGACCACACCAACCGCTCCCCCGCCGCCTGGGATTCTTTCGCACGCCGACCTGCGCGACGCGGTCGAATTCGCACTCACCAACACCCCCGCGAAGCACGCGGCGGACCGCGGCGGCCAGATCGACACGCACGGCACTGAGCATCGCTACAACGGCAGCTGCGCTTTATGCCGTGGTGAGGCGGACACGCTCACCGACGCCGTCATAAACCTGATGGGCGACCAGAACCCGAAACCACACGCTGATGAAGCCGCGCGGATCGTGCGCGCTTTCGCCGTGCGCTGGATACTCAAGATCGCCGAGGAAGGCTACGCGAAGGGTTTCGACGCTTTCGACGAGCAGGGTAAGCCGATCCGGATGACACCGGAGCATCTGCTCACCGTCGTTACTGACCGGATGCTCGCGATTGCTCATGACCGGCAGCCGTATCCGACGCCGTTCGCGTATGAGCAGGCGTGTGAGGCGCTGCGTAAGCACCGTGAGCGCGCGGACGCTGCGGAGGCGCGCGTTGACGCGCTACGTGCGCTGCCTGAGCGGTTGCGTGTTACGGCGGCCGCGGCTGGCCCGAATCCTGATGCGCGGCGTGCCGCGTTGCGTGAGGCGGCGCTGCTGATCGACAAGGCGCTGATCGACACCGCGCCCAACCCGTTGACTGCCCCAGAAGTCGAGGGCTGAGCGATGGCGACCTATTCGCGCCGTGAGCGCATCACCCGCACCGTCGAATTCCCCGTCCCAGCCGAACCACCGTACGGCGCGTGCTGGGCCGAAGTCTGGAAAGCGTTCAATGCAGCCAGGCAGGAACTGGTAGCGGCTGGCCTGCTGGAGAAGGACGTCATGCCGCCTGACGACGTGATCCGGATCCTCGCGGGCGACGACGAGGTCATCGTCTGCTACGAGATGGAAGAAGCCAAGCCATGACCGGCTGGGAAATGTACGGGCACGAACGCCAACGCTTCGAGCGCGACGCCGACCCACAGACCATCACCGAGCGACTCGTCAAAGCACGCCAAGAACTCGCCACCCTGCAGGCGCACATCGAATGGCTCGACAAGCTCTACAACCAGCGCGTCACCGAACAAGCCGCAGGCACCTGGCCCTACCCGCCGAACCCGCGCGCCGAGCGCTTCCCCTGCGGCCGGTCGCACGTATGCGTTTCGTGCTCGCCGGAGCTCGACGTGCGCGGGCCCGGCTGCATCAACTGCCGCCAGACCGGCTATGACCAGACGCCCTGCCTCGCCTGCGCGAAAGCGATCCGCGGCCGAACCCCGATAGGTTCAGACCTCGGCATGCTGATCGAGGCCGCCGAGCAGGTCATCTCCACGCAGTTCGGTTCCCGCTCCATGGTCCAGCGGCGCCTGCGCGTCGGGTTCGCCAAGGTCGGGCATCTCATGGACTTGTTGGAGGAGCGGGACATCATCGCTCCGGGTGTCGGCTCGGCCGCTCGGCGGGTGCTTGTGCCGCGAGACAGGCTCGCCGAGGCCATCGACGCGATTCGGTCCGAAGCCGGCACCGAGACGACGAGCCCGAGGACAAACCAGTGATCCGCGACTACTCAGCCGGCGCCACTGGCGTCACGCTCCCCCACCAGCGCCTCACCTGGCATCCCGCGGCCAGCATCCGCCTGCACCCCGTGGGCGACTGGCCGACTCCTGTCGCCGAGCCGAAGACCACGCTCGCGATCAACTCGGTCGCGTTCGCGGACGGCTGGGTCATCACCAGCGGCGGCGGCCCTGAACAGCCCGCAGTGGTGGTCGCCTATCCCGCATGGCGCGTGATCGAGATCGCCTTGCAACCGATCCCCACAAAGCAGGAGGTTGATCGTGATTGAGATTCGCGGGTTATCGGTCCGCCAGCCCTGGGCGGCGTGCATCGCCTCCGGCCGCAAGACCACCGAGAACCGCACCTGGCCCACCCGCTACCGCGGCCCGGTCCTCATCCACGCCGCGCAAGCTGTCGACACCGACGCCCTGCAGATCAGCGCGAGGCGCGAACACATGTGGCGCGCCCTCGCCGCCGATCCCACACTCGTCCACGTACGCGGCGCCGTGATTGCGATCGCGCGCCTGACCGACTGCCACCTCGAAGACCACCAGGGCTGCTGCGCCCCGTGGGGCGAGACCGGCCGCGGGATCTGGCATTGGACGCTTCAGGATGTGGTCAAGCTATCGAGCCCGGTGCCGTGCAAGGGTCGGCTGGGGTTGTGGATCCCGGACGGCGGGTTGATGGCGGCGTTGCGGGAGCCGTTGGGGTTGACGGATGCTGTGCTCGCCGAATACACGCTCACCGCCGCGGCGAAAGCAGCCCGGTGACCTCCAGCGTCGGTCCGCGTCTGGGCCCCGAGGACACCGAGCCCCGCGCGATCTGCGGCTACGCCGACGACGAACAAGCCCCACGCTGCCAGGCCCCTGCGGAGATCCACCTATGGGTCCTGATGCCCGACGGGTACGAGACGATGCTCGCCGCCTGCCTACGCCACTACCCGATCGCGCGCCTGGTCGGCACGGTGATCGACCGGCACCGTCATTGGGGCGTGTGCGGGCTGCCGGGCACGGTGTGGTCGTTCGATCTGCAGCAGTGCGTGCTCGACGACAGCGGCCAAGAACCGGAACGGTCCGCCGAGAACGCGTCGCCCGTTCTCACCGCCGCCCACGCATGACCAGCCGCGCCACGAGCGAGCACGCTGCGCGTGAAGCCGAACGCATCCTCACCACACACCACCCCACTGGCACACTGCCCATCCCGGTCGAAGCCATCGCCCACGCCCTCGGCTACCGCGTCCTACGCAACCACCACGACGGCCCGCAGATCAGCTTCTACCTGCAAGACGCCAACGGGCGCCCGCATCTCGGCCTGAACACCGCGATGAGCCACGGCCGGCAGCGGTTCGCCGCGGCGCATGCCCTCGGCCATGGGCTGCTGCATCCTCGTGATCTGGTCATCTGCTCGTGGCTGCGCCTCGACGAAGACGGCGAGCATCGGCGGCCGGCCGAGGCGACGGACGCGGAGGAGAGCGCGGCGACCCGGTTCGCGACGGAACTGCTCATGCCGCGCCAGGTCTTCATCGAGCACACAGGCCAGCTACTCGCCGCGCTGCCGCCCAGGTTCACCGACACGGCGCAACGCGACAGCATCGTGCAGGAGTTGGCGCGCGAGTTCGGGGTGAGCTGGGAGGCTATCCGGTTCCGAATGATGGATCTGGCGATCGTCGGTAACTGACGGACCGCCCCGGTTCCTCTGGCTGCGGCGCCCCCGCTCGAACGAGGACGCCGCACGTGCCTGCCCAGCGTGACGATCAGCTCTGAAAGCCGCCACCGATGACGCTACCGGTTGTCGCCCGGCGTTGCGCCTTAAGCCCGCGAACCCGGACAGGTGTCCGCGGATCCGGACAGCGCTCACGGTCTCAGCTGTCGCTCGCGTGTTCGCGTAGCCGCTCGACCATCGCCACCAACTCGTCCACGACCTCCCGCCGCAGCAACCGATCCGGACCGAACACGCCATTGCGCGCGAGCCGCATATCCCGCAGCAGCGCCAGCACCGCGGGCCCGGTGCGGATCCCGAACTGCGCGAGGGGCCGGGTCAGCTCGGACCAGATGGCGAGCGCGATGTCCTCGTCGTCCTGACCCGGCGGTGTCGGCGGGGGCGTCACGCGCCCACCACTAGGGCCACGACACCGGCCGCGGCCAACAGCACCGCCAGACCCGTCAGGAACGCCACAGCGAGCCCCATTCAGCCCTCCCCTGACCCTGCGTCGCCAGAGCCGTTTTCGGCGCTGTACGACGCCCACAGACGTCTCCCGCGCGCATCCAGCTCCGCGCCCCACTCAAGGCTCGCCGCCTCCAAGCGCGCCACCTGCTCCCGGCCACCCGCAGCGAGCAGCCACACCGGCCGCCGCGGCAATGTCTCATGCCGGTCCGCGACCTCCGTGAACAACAACGGCGGATCCCACACCAGCGTTATCTCCACCAGCACGTTCGGGTCGTTCGCGCGCAGCCACCCGAGCAGCTCGCCCAGGCCGGTACACGCCGCCGCCTCGAGGTGCCCCAGGCCCCAGTCCGGCAGTTGCGCCCGCGCGAACAGCCGGGCATTCTCCGCCGCGGAGTCGTCGGCGAGCAGGGACGTGGAGCGGGTTTGCGCGTTCGTCAGCGCCGTCACCACGCCCGCTCCGTTTCTGGCCACGCCGCATGGTGCCGTGTATTCGTCATGTGACGGACGGTAAACGCGTGTGGTGTTGGCTCGGAAGGGCTATTCACGCTCCCGCATATTGGCTTCCACGTTGCAGCTACGTGCCAACGGTTGCGATGCGTTGCCGGATCGCTGGTTCCTGCTTCACGGACTGGCCAATGCCGAGGTCTCCACAGGCTGCCACCGCATGCCCTGCGGCGGTAAGGATGTTGCGCGCCGCGTTCACGTCGGCGTGCTCGCGATGGCCGCAGGACGTGCAACGGAAGACGGCTTGGCTCTCGCGCGACTTCGCGTCCACGTGCCTGCATCGCGAACAGGTCTGGCTCGTGTACGGCGCGGGGACTTTCTTCACCTCCGTCCCGGTGTACCGGGCGGCGGAGCGTAGAGCTCGTTCGAACAGATACCAGCCCTTGTCGAGGATCGTGCGGTTCAATGCCGTCTTCGCTCGCACGTTTCGGCCGGGCTTCTCGACTGTGCCTGCAGCAGACGAAGTCATGTTCGTCGTCTTCAAGTTCTCGAGGACTACCACTGCGTATCGCACAGCGATCAAGTGGGCTAGCTGGGCGCAGAAGTCCCTACGCCTTGCTCGTGTGCGGGCGTAATGTCGTTGGATGAGTAGCCTGACCTGCTTCGACTTGCGGGAATCAATGCAAGATCGAGAACGCCGCTGGAGCAACCGCCGTAATCGCACGCGCTCTGGGGTGGTAGCAAAGAGGCGGTCATAAAACTCAGCATCGCTCGTGACGACGGCAGCTTTCACGCCTCGGTCGACACCGATCGCCGATGATGGATCCGCATGGCACTTGGGTGCCGTCTCTTCGTCATCGATACAGAATGAGACGAACCAACGTCCTGCGTCATAACTGACAGTCGCATTGCGGATTTGGCCTCCGATAGCACGTGTCCATCGGAACCGCGCCCAACCGATCTTCGGCAGCAGAACGCGAGCCCATCTCTTGTTTAACCTCTCGACACGGATCGCGTAGCCACGGGGGCATCGGAAGGTTGGCTTCCAGTAGCGCGCCGAGCGCCAATGGATCTTCCACACTCCGTGCGTTCGACAGGCCTTATCCAAGTCACGCAATGCCTGTTGGAGTACCTCGCGCGGCGCTTCTGCAAGCCAATCAGATTCGCGTCGCGCTTCCGTGAACTGACGGGACTGTTCGTTGTAAGAGATGTAGGCGTCTTTGCGCCGGTAGATGCGGCGCTGTTCCAGGGCGATGTTCCATACGTATCGGCAAGCTTCCGAGACTCGTTCCGCGTTTGCCTGTTGCTCGGGCGTGAAATCGAGCAGATACTTTCGTCCCGTCAGCACGCGAACGCCCTCATGAGAGCCATTATATGGCCGAGCACTGACAATCTCCGTGCTACACCGATCGGTCCATGGCCTGGTACTCGGCAGCTGCGGCGCGCAGAAACGCGGCGGCCTGCGCGCCGACCAACGCCACATCCCAGAACCGATCGAACACCCCGCGGTGGTAGGCGACGTCCTGCGGGTCGTGCAACAGCACCTCACCACTGAGGACTTCGACGGTGACGAACCGGTCGTCGTACAGCACGAACACGTTCAGGGCCATCAGCGGCCAGCGCGCGGCGAACGGAACCAGGCCGACCTCCACGCTGGGCGCGCCGGCCTCGGCGAGATCCGCCATGTGCCCGCACTGCCCCGCCATCACGCTCAGGGGTGCGACGCGGGCGCGGATCGCGGTCTCCGTCATCAAGAACACAAACCGGCGCTCCGGATCGCGCAGCGCGTCCTGCCGGGCCATCTTCGCGTCGATCACCTGCCCGAACACCCCCGACGGCACCGTGCCCAACGCCGCGAGCGTCGCCTCCGCGTACGCCCGCGTGTGCAGCAACCCCGTCGGCACCGCCGGCAGGAAATGCCGCATCACCGCAGCCGAACGCTCCAGGCCCGCGAGCTCAGCCTGCTTGCGGTCCATCCCCCGCTGCCGGCTCGCACGACCCGACCGGTACTCCTGCGCCGCCGACCGCGCGAGCACCAAGACCCGCGCCGCCATCTCCTCGTCAGCGCCGTACGCCTTCAGCAGCCGCTCGACATCCGAGAGCGACGGCAGTGCGCGCCCCGTCTCCACCCGGGAGATCTGCGACTGCGACATCAGCGCACGGCGTCCCGCTTCGACCCCCGACAAGCCAGTGGCCCCGCGCAGGTCGCGCAGGGCCTTGGCGAGGTCGCGACGGGTTGCCGCGGCCGGATCCGGCGGTTCAGGCATCAGGGCCGGTAGTCGGCGAACGGGATGGAGGCGGCGATCGCGGCGTCCCTGGCGCGCAGGAACGGCCCAGGGTCTGTGTCGAGCAGTTCCCGGCCGGTCTGCGTGCCGTCCTGCTCATACAGCATCGCGACCACGGCGGTGTCGTCGAACAGCCAGAAGTCGAAGTTCGGCAGCGCCTCGGGTCTCGTGGTGCGGGAAAGATCGAGGATCCGCACGTCCTCACCCGCCTGCACGCTGTACGGGTAGTACCAGCTCGTTTCGAAACGCAGGTACTCGCTCAATGGCGGGGTGAGCACGTGCACCCGGCCGATGCTTTTGCCTGCGGCGCGGGCGGTACGGATCTTGCGGTGCCAGTCCTCGTTGATTCCCGCGGGGCGTGGGGCACCGGCGCGGAAGGCGGTCAAGGCCTCGGCTTCCTGCGGCACGAGGTACTGGGGCAGTAGTTCGAGGCGCCACGCGGAGCGCTGGAAGTCCCGGAAATAGGCGGCCCAGGTCTCACCTTCCAAGCGCACGCGCGGCCTCCAGCAGGATCTCTCGCGGGATCTCGACAATGCCCTCCCCTGTCGGTACCGGGTGGTCGAACACGTAGCCCTGGACAGCGATGCTGCCGGTGGGGGTTTCGTAGACGGTGGGGCAGTCGTCCCCGCCGCAGGGCGGGTCGTCGTCTCCTGAGGTAGCGGGCGTGGTGGTGCAGGTTCCGGCGAGGCGGGTGAGCTGCAAGACGGGCTCCTTCGTCAGTGAGCGCTCTGATGCTGACGGTATTCAGCGTTCGCTTGGCGCGGCAAGCACCCGAGCAGGGTGATTCGCGTTCCCGCATAACCGCGCTGTGGCGAGATGGGATGCTGAGCCAATGGAAACATCCACTAGCGAAACCGATGCTGATGCCTGAACCGATGCCCACACCCAACGACCACCCGCCGATCCAAGACCTCGTCATCGAGGACATCGAGAAACGCCGCCGCATCGGCATCCAGACCTACGGCACACCGCTACAGCCGTTCAACGGCCGGCGCAGCCTCGTGGACGCATACGAGGAAGCCCTCGACCTCGCGATGTACCTGCGTCAGGCGATCTACGAGGCCGAGCACCCGCAGCCGCCACAGCCGTCCGCGACCTGCGGCACGTGCAAAGGTCACGGGTATGTTCCGGACTGGTCGAACTTCAATCCGGAGTTCGGCGAGCCGAGGCCGAAGCCGTGCCCGACCTGTTCGATCGCTGTCGCGGGCGTCCCGGCTGACCTCGTCGCGCTGTTCGTCCAGCATGCGGCCTCGGTGGTCTTCGACGAGACGACGCCGGATGACACCCCGATCACTGCGTTGCGCGAGCAGGCGACTGCGCGGGGCCTCGCCGCGGTCATCCCGCTGATCGAGGCCCGGGCGCTCGATCGGCTGCGACCGTCGGCGGTCGCCGCGACGGGAGCGGAGCGGCCGTGAGCGGCGGTATGCCAGAGTGGGCGCGCACCCCGACGAGCGCCCCGTTCACCCGCGCCGGCTACACCTGCAAGTGGGTGTCCACGCAGTCGCACTATCCGGAATTCCTCGACCCCGAGGACCCGACGCTGAAAATCGTCGTGTCGGTGCGCGACCGACTGCGGCGCAAACACCTGATCGACTTCGAGCCTGCGGCGTTCTTCCAGATGAGCGACGCCGTGTTCGCGGCGCAGCTACGTCCGATCGGGAGCGGTGGCGGATGACGAACTTCGTACACACCGACGACTACGACCAGAACCCGGAACGCCAGCTCGAGGACATGAAACGCCTCGTCGTGCTCCTCATGAACCGGCTCGGCACAGACCGGATCGAGATCGGCTACGACGAGATCTACGAGTCGCAGCTCCAGCGCGCAGAGATCGTCATCTGGCCCGACCGGATGACGGACAAGCTGATGGTCGCCGTGCGCACGCCCAGACCGGATGAACCAGTGGACACCGAGACGCTCAACGATGCGATCATGGGCGCCGTACGGGAGGCACTCACCGATGGCTGAGATCCTGCTGCGCTTGCGCGTCCTCGACCACGGCACGAACGAGCGCGCCAAAACCGACAAGCGCTGGCAGCGTTCGATCGACGTCGAATTCCTGCCTTCGCTCGGCGATCTCATCCAGCTGTGGGGCCGCGAAGACGGTGTTCTGTCTCCGGTGCGCCGGCGCTGGTGGCGCCCGGACGGCACGCCGTTGCTCGTGCTCGCGCAGCTGAGCGTGGACAGCCCTTATACGACTCCTCCCCCGGATGAACCCGGTCTCGGGCCGAGGTGGATTCCGTGGTCTTCGGATAAGGGCGATCTCGCGGCGTGGCTGCGCTCGGCCGGCTGGGCGGTGCTCACCGATGCCTGAGCCGGTCAATAGCCACACAATCCTGATCGACGGACCCATGGCCGGGCACTGCTGGCCGATCCCGCCGGAGTGCAAGTACTCGTACGCGATCACCGTCCCGCAACCGCTCAGCATCGCCGCGTTCGACCCGGAGAAACTCGCCACGGTCACGGACACGCATGCGTACTACCAGCTGCGCACCGTCACCTTCACGGATCAGCTCGGCCTGGAACACGCGGTCCGGATCGGCTGGAGCAAGGCAGGTCAGCCGAACCAGCAGGATCTTCTCGAGCACGTCCCGACTGGGCTCGCCGAACAGGGCGTCATCCCGTGGGAATACGTCCCGCACACGGTCCTCGACCGCATGGCGAAAGTCCCGATCCTCGAATACGGCGACGTCGCCAAGGACTGCGCGATCACCGTCACCAACCCGTACACCTCCTGCGTCGCAGTCCTCGATGCGTGGTGCGGCTGCGGATGGCGCACCGATCGCGTCGCACTGGACCAGCGATCCTGGCTGCTTCGCGCGGCGTACCGGCATGCGATCGGGCAGGATGCGCGGCAGGAACGCTTCAAGCAGCCGATCCGGGTCGTGTCCGCGGGCAGTGGCGGGCAGCCGGACTGCTATGCCGGGATCGCCGAGGACGAGTTCAACGAGTGCGTGTACGGGAAGTGCCGGCGCTGCAGTTGGCAGACCGAGCAGATCGAGTACTACCGCACGGGACCGTTGCAGGCCCTGTGCCAGGCGCACACGGGTCCTGATGGGGTTCGGCGTGTGCGGGATCAGTTGCTCGCATCGCTCGGGCTGCCGCCGGCCGGGGAGGCGCGGGATGGCTGACGAGCGTCCGGACGATGCCGCGCTCGCGTGGGCGCGCGACCAGGTCGAGCAGGTCGCCGCGAAATACGACGGGTTCGCAGAACACGAAACCAACCCGATCCTCGCGACCGCGTTCCAGCTCACCGCGCGGCTGATGCGCCTCGAGCTCTGCGGCGACCTCGACACCGACCTCGGTAAGCGCGTCATCGGCCGGTTTGAGCCCGGATTCCGCGACGAGCAGCCCGGTGAGACAACGACGAGTATCGATGCCTGACAACCCGCCGTGGCAGGACGTGCTGGCCGAGTACCAGCGTCTGCTCGACACGACGCCCCAAGTGCCGCGCGAGATCGCTGCGAGCGACGGTGCGACGGTGGACGCTCTGCTCGCGGGCATTCCCAAATCTGAGCCGGGCGCGCTCGCCGGCACATTCGGCTCGATCCCGATCGTCATCGACGCGGGCCTGCCACCGGGCCGGGTTGAGCTCCGTGACCGCGACGGCAACGCCACCACCAGGCTGCGACTGGTGGCCGGGCATTGGTTCGACGAGGACGAACTGGCCGCGGCCGCCGAGTGGGCGCGGCAGATTTCCTTGACGGACAACTTCCGAATCCGCTCGTCACTGAGGATTTCCGCAGGTCCGCTCTTTGACGGTCGTTTGCCGCCCCCGGGCGTCTAGGGTCGAGGCGTGGACGATGCGCAACAAGGCCGCTGGGTCGACGAGCCGCCCTTACGCGAACTCGCCACTCCCCCGCCCCACCTGATCCAGACCCACGGCGCGCAACTCGTGCGCATCTACACAATCGACGACCCAGACCCGCGCAGACACGAGGGATACACCGAAGCCCTGTTCCTCGCCTGGGCGCCGATCCCCAACAGCAGGGACTGGGCGGTGCTCGCCGCGTGGCTCTCCGCCTGGCAGGACGGTGTCCGCACCACCGGGAAGGGACGCTACGGCTGGCTGCGGATCGTGATGCCGGCTGATATCGAGAGCGGCCGGGTGCGGGCAGTGAAGCCGTTTGTGATGGATGAGGATGAATGGCATGGCCACCATCCTTTGGCGGAGTTCTCGATTGCGGTGCGTGCAGCTGTGGCGAGCCTGCCGGAGGGTCTGCGGGAGCGTGCGGTCAGGCCGCGCGAGACGTGACGCCGCGGCGGCGCTGGTTGCGTTCCCGGACGGTGCGCAGCGCGGCCATGGGCAGCGCGGCGGCGAGCGTGCCGACCGTGAGCAGCGCGGCCAGCGCGTATCCGATTGCGGCGATCCCGAGTGTGAGCAGCCAGAAGAACAAGCCGCCGCTGACTGTGGTACGGCGTGTGGTGCGCGCGTGCACGCGCATCGTGGTTTCCCTCCCCTGCGGCGCTTTGCCGCTACAGCACACAATACCCGCGGTCGCCGACTGCCATGCTGGGAGGGTGTTCTCCTTTGGTCCTTTCTCGCCGCTGCAATCGGCCATACGGGCGCAACAGGCGCAGATCGATGCGCACACCAAGCGGCACGATGACGAGCTACTCGGATTGCCGCCGCGCGGCCCGGAGTTTGGCCGTGCGCCGAGCCATGAGCCGTCGTTTCTACGCCCGGTGGAGGGGCTGCGCCCGTCGCGCGTTCCGAAGTGGCTGATCCGCTGGCGGTGGGGGCGCTATCGTGTGCGCAGGGTCGGCCGCCAGCAATAGGAACCATCTTCGCGGGCCGACCCGAGGAACCCCATCTCAAAGAGAGGGGGACGCAAAGGGAAGGGAGCCAGACCCTTGAGTCTGGCGGGCTCCGCTAAGCCCCGAGAGGCGGTCCCTGTCCCCCGACGATGCAGGGCGTGCCTCCGATGCCGTGGCAGTGGCGGCGGGAGCAGGTGGCCCGGCGGGTGCCCTGGCCGACCATGGCCAGGGCATCACGCTTTAAGGTGTCAGGCATGGACAAAATCGAGGTCGCATTCAGCGTGAAGCCAGGTGACTGGATCTGGGATGACCTCGACGTGCGCGCGGCACGGATCAGCGAAGAGCTCGCGGCGCTACAGCGCACCACCTATCCGTGGCTGACCGGGACCTGCGTGTGGAACAGCATCGACGGCGCTGACGATGCCGTCGCCAGGACGCCGGGAAACATGGTCGTCAGCGCGGACCTGCATGATGATCAGCCGGTCACTGAGGTGCTGACCAGGGTGACGCGGGGGATGTGCCCGGGATTCGAGTTCGAATCGATCACGGCGTCAGTGGTCCACTACGAGGACGACGAGGGCTTTGAGTTGAGTGTTTAGTGCCGGGAGCCGGATTTGAACCGGCCTCAAACCACCTGATCGGGCCCGTTCCCCTGCGCGGAGCACGGGGCGCGGCCCGGGCTGCTCGGCCTACCGCGTGAGCGGGTACCACCTGGCATATCCCGGCAGATCGAGGCTAGTCGCCGTCCGCGTCCGAACCGGGCGCCTCGTTGACGAACGGTCCGTCATGACGCTCGACGATCAACGTGAGCTGCGGGCCCACAGTCGGCATCGGCTCGTTGGCTGGCCAATTCGTTGACCCGCGCTGCGAAAACATCCACGACCGTTCGATCACCTTGTATCCGTCGCCGAACAACACGAGGTCGCCGACCTGCGGCGGGTGCATCGACCAGATGTCCATCAGGCTGCTGTGGTACTTGCCGGTGTCGACGGGTTCGTACCGGTAGAGCGGCGCGCCGTCGGCTCCGAGCACGGGGTCGCCGTCGACCGTCACAGGCGTGCGGACGTAAAAGGACAGGTTGACGAGGTGGCGCTGCGGGTGCTGTTCCATGGTCACGCTTCCTTAATCGCAGTGAACGTCTCGCACGGCCACGCCTCCGGGTTCGCTTCCCACCCATCGACCGGATGCGCGCACTCCGCCCAGCCCATCACGCCCTGAACCGGATGATGGACCTTCAACACGGCGAGCGCCGGCGCGTTCCCAGCCAGCCGCTCGCACACCGCCTTCCAGTCGGCTTGGGCCTGCGCGAGCTGGTCGGCGCGTTCCTGCTCGCGTTTCCGATTCGCCTCGGCGCGTTGCGCGGGTGTCATCGCGGCCTGACGGCGTTCGGATTCCCGCATCGCCTCGGCGTCGGCAAGGTCGTCCTCGCTCACCTGGACGTGCATCGGGAAGCGACGCGCCTGCAACGGCTGCTCGGGGCCGACCATCAGCAGCACACCTCGCCGGGCGTCGTGTGCGCGCCGATGCAGCCGGGAAGACCGCACCGGTACGGGCCGCGTGCGATCTCCTCGTCGCGCGGGATCCGTGACGCGGGCGGCTGCATCTCGTTGACCATGGTTACGCGCTCCGCTGGGATCGTCACCGTGACCGTCGGCGTCTTGTCTAACGCGGGCGCGGGCACGACGATCCCCGCCGTGTACCAAGGGAACGGCTGCCCGTCGATCGTGATCTGCGGCGCTCCGTGCTTGTCCTGGTCGACGCGGATCTCCTTCGCGAACTCCACGTCAGCTCTCCACTTCGCGGTCGACCTGAACACTGCCGTCGACCGGCAGTCCGGCGGCGCGGCGTTTCGCGTGGCCCGCGTCGATCGCGTCCGCGAGCAGCGGCACACGGCGCGCCCACGCGGGCAGTACCAGCGGATGCACGAACGGGTCCGTCGTGCCATACAGGAGCTCCGCCGTCACGGGTTCGCTGGCCATTCCCGCTCCGCTGTCGTCAATTGCACGCCGCTGCCGCTGTGACCCGCGTCGAACCAGCCCGCGCCCAGCACGTCGCACTCGTTGTCCGTCCACGACCGCGACTGCCCGTCCGGCTGCGTCGAATGATGGCGCTTCTCTGGCCCGTGCGGCGGCAACTCGCACCGGGTGCGGTAAGCCGTCGCGCTCAGCGACGCGCCACACGTACCGGCCGGCGTCCATATCTGCCCGAGTGTCTCCGGCAGCCGCGTGAGCTTCTCGCCGCGTTCCCGCACCGCCTGACCCACCGCAGTCAGCAACCGGCCGAGCGGATGCGTGCCGACATGCTCCGACACCGCCTGCTCCACGACCGGCTCGGTGCCGCTGGTCTCCCAGTCGCACTCGTGGCACTGCGCCCGGAACCAGCCGGGTGAGCGCACGGAGTCGGTGTCCTCGAACACGAACACGCGGTCGGCTTCGGCACGAAACAGGTGGTCGATCTGGTGCGCGGTGTACTGGTCCGGGGTCATCACGAACCCAGCGTATCCATCGTGACCGTCTTGGCCTCGGTCTTCGGGCAGCGCGTACACGCCCGGATCCGCTGCACGAGATCAACGCCACGCCATGTGAACCGGCGCGGGTCCGACCACGGCCCGAACCGGTGACCGAGCAGCCGGCACATCAGCCGCGCGGCGTGCACGCGGCGGTCGCCCCATAGGTCGGCACGTAGATTCACGATCAGGTTCCCCCTTGTCGGGCCGGGTGCAACTGAACCGCGGGTTCAGTTGGAAGTCCCGGCCGAACTAGCAACATCACTTGACCCGTCGTTGCGCGCTAGCCACGCCTCCAGCGCGCCGCGCACCGGCTCGTCCGGCACGATGCCTTGAGCCAGACGGGTCAACACCGACGCCGGCGCACCCACGAGCCGGGCCAGCTCGCGCCACGTCACCCCGAGTTGGGTGCGGGCCGCGTCCAGTCGAGCGTAGAGATCCGCCGCGGCCGGGTGCGGCGGATGCAGAAGTTCGTGGTGGCGTTGCGCGGCGGCCACGATCTCGGCGAGCGCCGCGATGCCTTCCGCGGTCGGTTCCCGGTCGCCGCGCACGATGACGACCTGCCCGTCTGGCAGCTCGACTGGACGGCACTGGTCACGTCGTCGCATGCGGCGGCTCCCAGGGTTGCGGCGTGAGGTCGGCGCGCAGGTACAGCGGATGCCGAGGCTGCCCCGCGCCGGTCAACGCCAGCGCGTGCAACCGGCCCGCACCCGGCGCCTTGCGGTGGATCTGAAGGAACCGCGCTATCCGATCCGGCCGAGCATGCGCACCCCACGCCACCACCACCTCGTGACCGGTCAGCGTCTCGCGCAGATGCTCGTCATTGTCCGGTCCTATCGGATCAGCCGCGCGCCACAGGTCGCTCGGCTCCGTCGCCCGGTACGCGTACAGGTTCACGACGATCAACCGGCTGAAACCCATGCGCCTGCTGAATCCGGTGATGCGCCGCAGCGTCGGGTCGTCCGTGTACGCGTCCGCGGTGGAGGGATTGAGCATCACCCAGGTGACGGTGAACCCGCCGGGCGCCCAGCGGCGTTCGAGCCGGTACCGGTAGAGGCCATCGTCGGAGATGACGGCGGTACGGTCGGCGCCGAACTCGTCGAGCGCGAGCGCGGTCTGCTCAGTCACCGAACACCTGCGCCCACGGGCACACAGTGCGCCGCATCAACGTCCACCGCGACGCCTCCGCCTCGGTGACCGACAACACCACCTCGCGCGCATCACCCTCACAGTCCATCGGATGCAGGAACTCGCGGCCCATCACGGACGTGAACCGCACCGCCCACTCAAACTTGATCACGCCCGGGTCCGCAGTCTCGGGAATAACCGAACGCACCTCGCCGATCATCTCCCGGATCTGCTCCGCGCCCGTGACATCGCCGCTGTCCTCGCGGGCGTCTGCGTATCCGGCGAGGCCGTGCATGACTAGGGCGATCAGGCGTAGCCGTTCGTGCAGGTCGAGGGCGTCGTGTGATTCGTGGCGTAGGGTCAGGCCCGCGTTGTCGGCGGCGCGCAGCCAGTGCCGGGCTTCGGTGGTCGCTCGCTCGCGTTGGTACTCGTCGAGCGCCTCCCAGGGCGGGGCGGGAAATGTGTTGGCGCGTGAGGCGATGTGCTGGCGTGCCATGGCCAGGCGCACGGCTTGATCGCGTTCGGCGTCAGATGTGAAGTCAGGCATCAGCGGCCTCGATCCCGGCGAGCACCCCGAGCTCACCCATCCCGTGTAGCCCGGCCAGATCCGTCACCATCATCGCGACGTGATGCGCATAGTCCGAGAACCGCGTCGAGTCCAGCACCATCACGATGCTGCCCTCCCCGATCCAGCCCGGCCGCTTGACGTTCTTGGCCCACTCGGAACACTCGTCGTACTGCTTGAACAGGGTCCAGCCGAGCGCGGTCAGGAACGCACGTATCCGCGCCGGGCTGTGGTGTTCGCGGCTGATGAACGGTTCCAGCGAGCGGGGCATGACGCGCAGCCTGCGCGCGGCCTCGGCTTCGTTGCAGAGCGCCTCGAGAACGGGTGCCAGTTCGGCTGCGAGGCCGCCCTCGTCAGCGGCGGCGGTCTTAGCCAGGGCGCGTGCCTGGGTCAGGTCGATCATGACGGGTGCTCCTCGTCGCTCAGGGATTCGATCTGCTCCAGCAATCGCCGGCGCCCGTTGGCCCACCCGTTCGCGTATGCCTCGGTCGGGCTGGCCATGAGTAGAGTCACGGGGCCGCGCGCCAGCACGTCCTCCCAGTGAGGGTGCAGCGGCACCTCGTTCGGGCCCGGGCGGGGCGCGGGCCCGCGGTCTGTGAGCTTCTCCAACTCGCTGCGCGGATCGACCCACGCCTTCGGGCGGCCGAACTCGCCGCCGAGTGGATACCAATTCCCGATGTTCGCGCCCGAACGAACCCAGATCTCCTGCCGCCGATAGTCGCCCCAGTGTACGGCGACGATCGCGCCGGACTCCTGCGGCTCGTCCTCGCAGCCGACTGCTTCGGCGGTCACGTCAGAATCTCTTTCAGGTCGTCTCGGGTGATGTGCTGCCGCTGGTCGACGGCCCTTTGCCACGCCGCGCGCACTGCGGGCAGCAGCCCGAAGGCCACCGACTCCAGGCACCCGGCCGGCATGTCCGCGTCGGCCGCGATCCGCCGCTCGGCATGCGCTCAGTTGATCGGCCACTCGGACTCGATGACCGAGGCGAGCGTCCCGTCCGGCGACCACAGAAGCCAGCCGCGCGAGAACTGCCCGGTCACCGCCGTCAGCATCGCGAGCACGTCCTCGGCCCGATCCGCGACCTGCTGGCAGAACTCCTCACCCAGCAGCAGGATCCGCGGCCCATCGCCGTAGGGAATCGTGCGGCGTCCGAGTTCCATCGGGTAGCCGCCACTGTCCCCGTAGGCGACGATCCGCAGCGCGTCCTCGCAGGGCGCGAGCGCCACGGTGAGCGGTGTGGCGGGAGCGCCGGGTTCTACGAGCACGAACGGTTCGTCGGGGCAGCATTCGATCAGCGCCGTGCACACGCAGCGGGCGATCTCGTTGCCACGGATCTCGATGACGGCCATCACGTGCCCCTCTCGTTGAGCTCCGGGTAGCCCTCGTGGCGCAGCCAGCGGGACACCGCCGCGCGGCGCGCCTTGGCCTGCTCGTACGCCTCACGGTCGATGGTGCGGCCGGCGAAGAAGTCGTTGTGGAACGTGTCGACGCCGCCGGCGTGCAGTTCGATCGACCACACGTCCAGATCGGGTAGGCGCTGGCCGTCGTGGAACGCGGCGAGGGCCGTGGAGGCTTTGGCCATGGCGCTGTCGAACGCGGCCTGGGCCTTGGCGAGTTCAGCGTGCGCCGTTTCCATCTGGGCTGTGTAGTAGCCCTCGATTTCTTCGCGGGCGATCTGCTCGTCGTCGGGCTGCATCGGCTCGAGCTTCGGGCGTTTCGCGGCCATCACACGCCTCCGATCCGGATCTCGGCTGCGGTCAGCGGCGGGTCAATCCGGATCTCGCCGCTGTAACGGTTCTCGTAGCTCACGGTGCTCCTTCGGTTTGGGCCGCGCGCGCTTCGGGTGGTGGACCGAGCGCGCACGGAGATCAGTGGGTAGCGGGGTCGAACTCGACCACGAGCGGGGCGAGGCGACGCGCCACCTGCTGCACCCCGGCATCGGCCAGCGCGTCCAGCACCGCGGACAGGACCGCGTCGTACAGGCCGGGTGGCACCTCGCACGTGACGCCCTCGCCGTGGCAGCGCGCGCACGGCCGGGACGCGTACGGCTCCAGGACACGGGCCTGCGTGCGGTGGCCGTTGCAGCTGCGGCAGGTCGCGATCTGGATCTCGTTCTGCAGGTCCACGATCGCGCTGGCGAGGTCCACGACGCTCGGAGTTGTCTCGGCCATCACGCGATCAGTTCGCTCGCGTGCATCGCCGTGACCACCGCGCCGTCACGCCACACCAGCCGCAGCGGACCGAACGAGTCGTAAGCGCGCTCGGCGGCCATACCGTCGCCACCGACGTAGAGGTGTCCGCCAGCGCCACAAACCAGCGGCTGCGGGATCGACTTCTCGAGGTTGCCGAGCCACACGTCGCCGACCTGCGGCGGCCAGAACGTCGACCTCGGGTCAGGCTCGGGTGGCGTAGGCTCGGCGCCCTTCGGCGCGAGCAGCTCCAGCGCGCCCTCCACGGTCTCGGCGTGCGGGATCGCCTTATGCACGCCCGTGACCCGCAGCGATTTCCCGGGGCGGCTGTCGAGGTCTACGAGGAGGGCCAGCCGGCCGCCGTGCGCTACCGCGCGCTTGGCTGCGCCGACGATCACGCCGAGGCCCGTCGAGTCGAGCAGGTCCACGCCGCGCAGGTCGATCACCTGCCGGTATCGGGCCTCGTTGATCAGGCCGATCAGCTTGCTGCGCAGTTCGGGCGCGGCGTACACGTCACACTGCCCGATGACGGTGACCACGGCGGTGCCCGGTTCGGGCCGGTCGATGGTGATTGTGACGTCGGCGGCCATCTCAGGCTCCTTCGATTTCAGTCTTGTTGGCGAGCTCGGCACGGCCCGCGTCGGTGATCGCTGCGTACACGACCAGGCCGCGCGCCTCGCCCTCCACGACCAGGCCGCCCGCAATCAGGGCACGCATCTGCGGCGTCACGAGGGCGCGGTAGCCGCGTCGGCCGGGCGCGGACCACTTCGAGATCGGGTCGTTGTAGCGGTAGACCTCGCCGCAGGCGACGCCGGACAGGACCTCGCGGCGAGATAGGGGCGCCTGCGGCGGATTCACGGCCACGGTCAGGCTCCGTTCGGGGTCAGGTCGATCACGAGGGCGGTCGCGTTGTCCGCCTTCTCGCCCGCAGCCCGGGCGGCACGCACCGCGCGGAAGGTCAGCCGCCGGGCGCAGGTCGAGGCGTCCGACGTGTTCGCTAACGTGCTGCGGATGTCCTCGTCCGTGAGCGGCCCGCACACCCCGTCCGTGCACAACAGGACCCGCGCGAACGTGTTGAACGGCGAGCCGGGCAACGGCTGCGCGACCTGCGGGGTGTGCGGGACGCAGTTGCCCAACGCGCTGCCGTGCCGGTGATCCAGCGGCCCGAGCAGGCAGCGCGTGAGCTGCCACGGCAGGCCCCACTGGCCGAGGTTGTGATCCTCCGTCAACTGGTGCAGCGCCCCGTCAGCGGTGAGCGCGTAGGCGCGGGAGTCCCCGATCCACGCGACCCACAGCGATGCGGCGTTGAAGTAGGCGAGCACGAGTGTCGTGTTGTCGTTCGGGCCGCGCCGCAAGTGGCGCTGGTCGATGATTTCGCGGGCGGCGTCGACCGCCCGGTCGAGGTGCTCGGCGCCGTAGGTGGACGCGATGCTGACCGCGAGCCTCACGGCGTCGCGCGAGATGCGCCCGGACCCGGCGCCCGATCCGCAGCCGTCAGCTATCGCGGCGACGATCGCGGGCAGGCCCGTGTCCGGGTCGATGGTGCGCGTCCAGTCGCAGGCGTCTTGCTGGTAGGCGCGGTCGCCCTTCAGGGTGCGGTTCTCGACGGGCGCGAAGGTCAGATCGCGAACGGTCGTGGTCATGGATCAGCCTTCCTTGACGTGCAGTTCGACGCGCCCGTAACGGCGCCTCAGGACGTCTCGCAGGGTCCGGATGCTCGTGTTGTCGAAGCGTGTGCCATCGGGACCGGTGCACTCGTAGTACGGAGTGCTGCGACGCGTCAGATCGCTGTAGATCCGCGACTTCGCGACCTCGATCCGGACCGCGGGGGCGTTGGAGTTGGTCTAGGCGACCTCCACGAGCGCGGAAGTGGCGTGGTAGCCACGCGCCGTGGACTCGAGCAGCCCGCGGTCCGCGTACGCGAACACCCGCATCAGCTGCCCGCGCACCAGTGCCAGGCCGTTGCGGGTCGGCTCGCTGCCGGTCGCCGCCCGGTAGGCCTGCGCGACCTTGCGACCGAACGCGGACGCGTACCGGCGGATCGTCTCGGCGTCGGCGCCGACGGAGGTCAGGTAGTCGGCGGTGGTCTTGCCGGCGTTGCGGTAGGCGAGCATGGCGCGCTGGTGCAGGGTGCCGACCTTGCCACTGCGGCGGCGGGGCTGCTTAGGCAGGTGGTCCTGCGGCTTCGGGCGCGCCGGGGTTGCAGCGGCGGTGGCGTTGACCAAGCGCACCTCGGCGACCTGGGCACGCTCCACGATCAGGCCGCGCTCATCGTATGCGTAGGTGGCGTTCCCGTTGAGCGGAGTGAGCGAGTAGCGGATCTCGCTGGCGTGGAAGGTCTTGACGTCGCCGTTTGTGAAGCTGATCTGTACGGCGTTCGTGGCTTTCATCGGGTCCCCTCCTTGCCGGAGCACCTTGCTCCGCGATGCCAACTCTATTGGCAAACAGAGTTGGCCGCAACCCGTTTGGCCTATGCACTTGGCCGCACGTCTGGCATGATTGCCGCCATGAGCGACGATCTGCGCGACGAAATGGACGACCTCGGCGCCACCTACAAACGCGCCAAGCGCCGATACCGCGACGCCCAGAAGAAGCTGGTCGACCGCATCCCGGCGTGGGTCGAAGGCGGCATCAAACAGCACGAGATCGTCGAAGCCACCGGCCTGACCCGCGAGTACATCCGGCAGGTCGTCATCAAGGCCGGCGACCGGCAGCTCGAACAAATCGAGCGGGATCTCGCCGCGCTGGGCGACGCCGACTGACCCGTTCACCGCCGTATCCCGGCGAGCATGAGCACGACCGTGAACAGGCCGGTGAACGCGAACCAGCCGACGACCGCGCCGACGACACGCAGCACGCCGAGCGGCCACGGCTCGCGACGTGGAGCGCACCGGCGGCTCATCGGATCGCTCCCGCGCCGACCATCGCCCCGAGCGTGACCGCGACGCCGAGCGTGAACGGGAACGCGACGAACCAGCCGATCAGCTTGCGCACATTCGCCGCGTGAACGAGCGCGGCCTCGTCCCGACCTTCGAGCGGTCGGCCGCAGCGCCGGCAGCGACGCGTCACCGTCCCGTCCCCTTCGCCGCGGCCAGCAGCAACCACGCCCACATCCCGACCCCGACACCACCACACACACCCAGCACCAGTCGGCCAGCCACATACACGCCGCTCACGGCGCACCCACCCACTCCCCTGGCGGCGCGACCCGTTCCACGGTCTGCGGCGGTGTCGCCTCACCAACCGCCCCAGCCGCCACCGCGGCCCAGCGACCACCCAGCGCCGCCAACGCCTCCGCGCCGAACCGCGTCGCAGCCCTCACCTGACCCGACGTCAGCGCCAGCGCACACGCCTCCAGCAACTCCAAGGCGTCCGCCGGGACAGCGACCGCCCCGACACCCGGCCGCATCCGCGTCCGGCCCGGATGCCCCTCCTTCACCTTCGCCGCGCCCCGCACCGGAGTCGGCAGAACATGCCGCCGATGCGCCAGCGACACCGCGTGAGGCGCGTTCTCCGCGCCGAGCTTCACGAAGATCCGCCGCAGATGGGTTTTCACCGTCGTCGGCTCGATCCCGAGGCGTCTCGCGGCTTCCTCGTTCGTCATGCCGGCCGCGACGAACGCGAGCACGTCGACTTCACGGCGGGTAAGCGGGTCACCGAACTGCGCTGCGGCGCCGAAGCTCATCGTGGCTCTCCGATCATGGGCAGGATCCCGATCTCGTGCGCGGTCCGGATCGCCTGCACGCGGTTGTGCGCGCCGAGCAGCCGGTACAGCCGCGCGATGCGGGAGCCGGCCGCGGCGGGGCTGATGCCGAGCTGTGCGGCGATCTGGTCGCGGTGCAGACCCTGGGCGAGCAGCGGCAGGAGCCGGGCGAGGTGCGCGGGGACGTCGGCGGCGTGCGGTGGGATGGTGATGCCGAACGCGTCCGCGAGGGTTTCGGCGTTGAGGCGTAGGGGTGCGCCGGGCCGGGATGATGCCCTGGGGGCGCACAGCGCGTCGCTGAGCGCGTTCAGGACGGCTTTGCGGCTCCGGGTAGGGGCGGGGCGTGTTCGGGCCGCAGCGTGGCGCTGTGGGGCTGTGCGGGCGTTCACGCGACACCACCGAGATCCAGGACGCCCTGCGACAGGCGCTGCGCAGCGGCGCGCGCGTAAGGGTGGAACCGTTCGATACCGATCGCGCGACGACCGGTCAGACGGGCAGCCTCCAGGGTCGAGCCGGACCCGGCCATCGGATCGAGCACGACGCCCCCCGCCGGGCAGCCGTACTCGATCAGTCGCTGCAGGATCGGCAGCGGTTTCTCGGTCGGGTGGATCGCGACGCCGCGTAGGTTCTTCGCGAACATCACGCTGGTGACCATCCGCGTCCCGTCGTCCACCCACGTGTTGCGGCGCAGACCCCCGTAGTGCGGCACCCTGTTCGCGCCGCCGCGCACGGCGCCCTGGTCCGGCCCGTCGTTCGGCTGACGCGGCGCTTCATGGTGGATCTGCGCCCATGGGCCGCGGTACCAGTGCAGGGCATGCTCGTGAACGCGCCGGAACCGGTCGGCCTGGAAGCCTGTGCCGTTGTTCTTCTGCCAGATCACGTCCTGCGAGAGCTGCCAGCCCGCAGCGGTGAACTCGTCGCGGCGTTCCAGGAACATGCGCATCGAGCCGAAGCACCACATGGAGCGCGTGACCTTCGCGATCTCGGTAGGCCAGCCGTCGGGCCACTGGTCCCATTCGAGGGATGTCTCGGCGTAGGGCGGGTCGCAGACGGCGAGGTCGAGGTGCTGGTCAGCGAGCAGCGGCAGCACGTCCTCGAATCGGGCGTGGTAGAGGGTTACCTGGCCGTCGTCGAACAGGGGCTTCATGCGGCACCTGCTTCGAAATCGAGCACGCCCTGCGCGCCGAGCGGACGGTTGGACCACAGCACTTCGACGCGTGCCTGCTCGCCCGACCGGCCGTTACCGGTGGACGCGGCGGTCTGCTCGCGGTACCAGCCGTCGTACAGCTCGTCGTAGAGCGGCGAGGGGTATCCGGACAGGACGACCGCAGCCGCGCAGTCCCACAGCGCTTCGGCCAGCGCGCGATGGTCTGCCTCGTCGCGCATCTCGTGCTCGTACCGGTTGGAGTGGGTGCGCAGGTCGCCCGGGTAGGGCGGGTCAACGTACAGCAGGCAGCCGGGACGGGAGCCGTAGGCCGCGATCACTTCGAGTGCGGGCCGGCATTCGAGCGAGACGCGCATGAGGCGTTCGGCGCCGGCGGCGAGGCGGGAGCGGTAGCCGTCGAGGTAGGCCGGCATGGAGGTGCATGAGGTGGGTTCGACGTAGTGCCGCCAGCCGGTTTTGCGGGGGCTTCCGCCGCGGGATTGGGTCAGGCGCACCCAGACGCGACGGGCGAGTTCGAGTTCGTCATCTGTGTCCTGCCATGCGGCGTCGAACTCGGCTCGGGAGTGTGGGGTGAGCACGGCCGCGCGGATCAGCTCGTCGGGGCGGTCGCGCAGGATCCGCCAGAAGGTCACCAGTTTGCGGTCAAGGTCGTTGACGGTCTCCATGCGAGACGGCGGTTTGGCCATCAGCACCGTGAGCGAGCCGCAGTACGGCTCGACGTAGTGCTCATGCGGGGGCAGCAGGGAGACGATCCATGGCGCGATGGTCTGCTTGCTGCCGAAGTACGGGATCGGGGGCCTCATGCCGCCCTCGACTTGGCGCGGGCGGCGCGCCGCTTGAGCGCACGCCGCTCATCCTCGCTTGTCATCCCCCAAACCCCGGCGTCCTGCCCGGTCGCGAGCGCCCACTCGAGGCACTCGTCCACTGCCGGACACCGGCGGCACACCGCCTTCGCGTCCTCGATCTGCAGCAGCGCCGGCCCAGTGTTCCCGATCGGGAAGAACAATTCCGGGTCTTCGCCTCGGCATTCAGCCCTGTGTCGCCAGTCCATTGGGTTTCCCTCCCTGGTGGTTGGTGTTGTTCGCGAGGTGGATCAGGTGAGCGGCGTGGCACTCGTCCGGCTCATCGAAGACCGGCAGCGGACACCAACACGCAAGCGGCCTGCCGGTCAGGTCGGACAGGTGATCGAGGATCCAGACGCGGCGCCGCGCGGTGAGCTGCCCGGCCAGTGCGTCGGCGACGTCCCGGTCACCTTGCGGGTCGCCGGCAAGCCACAGCCGGAACCGGGTGACGCACAGGGCCTGTGCGGCCGCAACGTTGATGGACCGCTGGTCGAGGAGTACTTGGCCGATGGTGAACGGGTTGCCGAACCTAGTCGGCCGCGCTACGACAATCGCCCCGGGATAGGACTGCTGGAGGCGGAATCCGGGCCGGCGCGAGAGACGCACCCGCTGTGGATAACCCTTGTGGACAACCGGTGCGGTCACGACGCCACCTGCTTCTTCGCGCCATAGCGCGCCGCGCCCGGGTGAGCGCGCTCGAACTCGGTCAGGTCCGCGAGCAGCGCGCGACGGCGTTCCTGGATGCCCTGCCAGCTGTCCGGGTCGATCTGCGGGGCGGCCTTCGGTTTCGGCGGCCGGCGCGGGAGCTTGTTCTTCGGTCCGCGCCGCACGCTTGCTTGTGCGGCGTCCAGGACGGCGAGGCGCACGGCGGCGTCCACGTCCCGTGTGCCGAGCAGTTCCGCCAGCCGCTCACGCGCTTCGGTCGCCGTCGCGCGCGGCTCCCCCATGGTCAACGTCATGACGCCATCAGCTCCCAGGCCTGCGCATCCGACTCGCCGTGGGTGCGGCGGATCGCCTCGACACAGATCGCGCCCAGCGCCTTACGCCTCGCTGAGGTGTTGATCGACCCGCCCGGCCCGAGCGTCGTCGTGGCTGGCGGAACGAACCCGTTCCACTGGCTTGCCTGCGCGTAGCCGATCGGCGGCTGCGTGAGCAGCGCGGCGAGATCCGGCTGCGAGAGCACCAGGCCGCGCAGCCAGCCCGCGATCTCCGCTCCGCGCGCACCGGACGCGCGCACCGATGCGGCGCGCGGGTCGCGCGGCAGGGCCGGTATCCCGGCCGGCCGGGGATCGGTGGTGGTCATGCCGCCCTCGCTCGGCGCAGGTCGGCGCCCTTGAACGCGATCAGGTAGCCGCGGCACATCTCGGTGAGGCGGGAGGTCACGCGCTCGCCGATGTTCTTCGCGAGCTCCTCGGTGGTGGCGAGGTTGGTGGCGAAGATCGATGGCAGGCAGTTGTTGTAGCGGGCGTCGATGAGCCGGTAGAGGATCTCTTCGACCCATTCGGACCATTTCGCGGCGCCGAGGTCGTCGAGCAGCAGCAGCGGCGCGGTGCAGTAGCGGGCGAGCACGGCTTCGCTGTCGCGTCCGGGCGTGGGCCGCAGTTCCCCGAGCATGGCCGCGGTGGAGATGGCGTGCCAGTTCGCGGGGCGCAGGCTCTCGGAGTACAGGCGCAGCGCGGCGTACGCGGCGTGCGTCTTGCCGGTGCCGGTCGGGCCGGCGAGCAGCAACGATGGCGTTGTGTCGGGGGTTTCGAGCGCGCAGTACACCCACTGGTGGATCTGGGGCCGGTCGGTGGTGGCGTCGGCGTAGCGGCGCGGGATGCGTTCCTGGGCGTAGGCGCGGTTCTTGGCGCGCCACCAACCGGTGGTCTGGGGGACGTCGGGGTCGTCGTATTCCCAGTCGATGACTTGCTGGCCGTGGGTGCGGCGGATGCCTTCGAGCAGGTCGGGGTTGATGGGGCCGAGGTCGGGGGTCATTGGAGCAGTCCTTCGTACGCGTTGGGGTCGGTGGGGTTGCGGTAGGGGCCGGAACCGCCGGAGACGGCGCGTAGCGCGGGGACCGGGGGGCCTTCGATGGCTGTGCGCAGGGTGTTGGCGCTGACGGACCAGCCGGTTTCGACGAGTTCGGCGAGGCCTGCCTCGATCTGCTGGTCGGTGTAGAGCGGCTGGTTGTCGTCGCCGGTCGCGCGGACGGCTTTGCGGACGACACCGGCGACGGCGTTGAAGTTGGAGAGCTTGACCCGGTCGGTGTAGGTGCGGGCGAGGCGGTTGACCCGTTGCCCTTCGGTCTCCGGTTTGGCTGTGTCGTTGGTGCGCTTCGGCGGCTTGTCCGCCGCGAGGTCGGGGACGATCGAGAGCTGCGCTGTGCGCTGTGACGGGACCGCGTAAGCACTTAGTACTTCCGTAGGAAGTACGGGTCGGGTCGGGTCGGGTCGGGGGGACCGTGACTCACGGGTGCAGTCACGGCGTGACACATCGGCCGAATCGCTGTGACCTGCTGGTTTTTCAATCGACCCAATCGGCGCTTCCGTGACTGTTTCGTTACCGTTCTCGGCGTGCGCATCGGGAGACGCGTGAGTCACGGCGTGACACTCGGCGTCGTGCACGCCCTGTGAAATGTGACTCACGCCGTGAGTCACGGCAGGCGTCACGGCGTGACTCACGGCGTTACGGTCGGGACCGCCATCCGCCTCTGCGGCCTTCCGCTTGGCCTCCTCGCGCGCCTGGCGCGCCCGCTCCCTGGCATTGCGCTGACGCGTCTTCGATGCCTCCCGCTCGGCGAGCACCTGCTCCCGCGTCGGGTTGTAGACCCCGTAGTCGTGGATCTGCCAGCCGCCGTCGACCGCCTTGAACAGCCCTACCTTCACGAGGGCGTCGATCAGGTGCGTGTCGCCGTACATCAGGGCGATTACGCGCGGGACGAAGCCCTCGGTGAGTTGCTGCGAGCTGTAGGAACCGCAGCGGACATAGAGGCCGATGGCCTCGTTGCCCGCTTCGAGCACCTTCGGGTGGCAGTGAAACCCGTCGTCGATCTTGAACCAGGACATGCGCTGTTCGCTTTCCCCGAGCTGAGGCGGATGGGTGGGCTGCGTTCCGGCGCTGACGCCGGCCGGGTATGGGGCGGCTCGGCCGCGAGGTCGAGCAGGTCAGCGCCGGAGTAGCGGCCGATCAGCCGGACAGGGCACCCAGCAATCCCGCCAGCCGCTCCGTCACGCGCTCGCCCGGCAGCGGCACGTTCGCGCGCTCCGCGAGGTCCGCGGCCTGGAGGATCTGCAAGGCGAGCTGCCGCGCTTCCGCGACGGTGTAGTCCGCTTGCGGGGTGTCGATGTCGACGAGCGAGACCATCGAGGGGGATTCGCCGTTCTGGGTGACGGCGACGCCAAGGCGCCCGAAGTATTCCCAGGGTGTGGCGTGCGCGGTGAGCGAGGATTCGTCGGAGTGCCCGGCGCAGTAGAACCGGCCACAGGGGGGTCGCTGGGTGTCTTCGGGCATGAGAACGCCGATAGAGTCGTTCATCAGATCCGCTCCCGGTTTCGTCGGGTGTTGGGTCCAGGCCCCGGCCGGTGTTGCGATCACCGGTTCGGGGCCGTTCTGTATCTGCGAAACCGAGTCTACATGTACATCGCGTCTTTGTGTACACTAAGGTTTTATGAGCATCGCGACGATCCCCTACACTGACGCCGTGCCAGCCGACATGAGCGCCGACGACATCGGCATCGCCGAGGCCCGAAGCAACCTCACCGAGGTCGTGGCGAACGTTCGTCTGCTGCGTCGAGCGAAATACCTCACGAACCGATCGCGTCGCGTCGCGTCGGTCGTTCCTGTCGAGCTCTCCGAGGCTGCGGATAAGGTTGGCGGCCCCGACGAGGCGACTGAGATCCTGCTCGCGGCTTTCGAGGCCCGGAAGCGCTGAACGTCGCGTCACGGTTCACCGTCCGGCACGCCGAACGCCACCCGCGCGCACTCCACACCCGGCCGCGCGAACCGGATCGCCGACCACACCTCGCGGCCACTCCCCCGCGCCACGGCCCGTTCCTGCACAAGCCAGAACCGCGCCCCGCGCTTCACCAGCTCCCAGTCGTCCGGCGCGAGCCACGACCCGCTAAACGAGCGTTCCTCGGCCAGCCCGACCTGCGCGTCCAACAGCAGCTCGTCACCGCCCCACACGGTGGTGACGGTGCCGGTTTCGACGAACCGGGCGGTGACCTCTTCGCCGTCACGCAGCCACGACTTCACGAGAGCTCACCGGCCTCGGGCTTGACTGCGCTCGCACCGAACAGCCACGTCTCTGACTCGCCATCAAGCCGAACACTGCGGCAGCCCTCACCGCATTCCACGAGCACGCCAACACGCCCGTGATTCGGACTGACACCGGGCGCATAGATCCGCACCCGATCGCCCGGCTCAAGCGCCTCGCTCGCCGCAAGAACCTGTTCCTGCGCCTTGATCCGTTCGGCCTGCTGTGCGCAGTACTTGCACGTCGGAAGCGCCGCAGCCTTCTCGTGCTCGGCTTGCGAGCCCGTGCCGAGCCACGGCGTGTGCCAGATCGGCGACAAGCCGCACAGCGCGGACGCCCAGCTATCTGGTCTCTGTCGGATATCGAGCAGATGGGCGCGTTTCCCTGTGATCGTGTAGACGCGGGTCTCGGGCGCGGTCGCGGTCATGATGCGCCTGCCGGCGCATCGCGTAGCACGTAGCCCGCGCTACGCACCGTCCAAATCAGCCGCGACCCACCCCGCGCCTCCAACTTCCGCCGCAGATAACCCACATACACCTGCGGCGAATTCGACCGCGGACCCTGCATGTGACCCCACACCTCACGGTCCATATCGGCCGTGGAAATGACCCGGCCCGGGTTGCGCAGGAACAAAGCGAGGAGCTCGGCCTCAGTCCGGCTCAGGTGTATGGTGCGTCCGCTGCGGGTCATCTCCCGCAGCTCCGTGTCCAGCACCAGGTCCGCGAACGTCAGCGTCCGCGACACCGCGCGCTCAGGCAGCTCGCGGTAGGCGCGCGACGGCGCCGGCTGGCCCGTCGCGGCCGCCCACCAGCCCGCACAGACCGCCGCACCCAACGGCAGACTCGGTGATTCCCCGATCCAACCCGCCGGGCTGTAGCCGCGCGCGGTGCGCTGCAGACCCTGATGGCAGTAGAACACCCCCGCGTCACCCGTCGGCAGCAGCGGCGAGCCTTCCTCCGGCGACCCCGGCCGGTACGCGCACTCGATACACGGACGCGCCATGACCCCGGGCGGCCGTGGCGCGGGTGTGAGCTCCGCGTCGCTGTGGCCGCCGCGGTCGTTGGTCAGGCCGATGCCGGCGCAGTGGTAGCAGGGCCCGTCGTCGCCCCAGCGGCCGTCACCGTCGCAGAACGGGCACACCCACCGGTACACGACCACCAGGGGCTGCGGTGAGCCCTGCGCCAGCGCGCTGCCACAGACCTGAATCGTCGAGACGGCCTCAACCACGCGGCGCCTCCCCGAGCACCGTACGTGCCAACTTCAACGCCGCCGTCCACGTCGCGACGTTGTCCAGGCGCGGCCCATCGATCTTTACGTGCACGCCATGCGGGCCTTCGACCACGTTCGGGTACTCGTCGATCTCGTCGGCGATCGCGTGCAGTACCTGCGCGCCGCCGAGCCGCAGTTCAGCGATCTCCTTCGGCGTGATCCGCGTTTCGGCTTGCTCGCGCAGGCATTCGGCGCCGCGGCGGATCGTGTCGGCGGGAGACTCAGGCATCGCCAGCCGCCTGAGACTCCTCGTCCGTCGCCAGCCGCGACGCCACAACCTTGTCCGCGCCACACACCGGGCACGTCAGCGCGTACACGTCGTGCCCGACCGAGAACACCATCACGATCGGCTTGGTGTGGCAGTTGTAGCAGGACCCGATCATCCGATAGGTCGCCTTGTTGCAGCTTCTGTTCCTGCACGAGCCGTCAACAGTCAGCAACCTGGCGCCGGCGTGGCCGAGCTCCACGTCGGCCAGCGCCTGACCCCAGTTGTGGAACCTGACCGCACGATCGTCGATGTACGCGACTGCGGCCAGCTTCCGGTTCGTCACGAACAGGATGTCGCGCGCATTCCAGAACTCTGGCGAGTCCGGATCGCCGTCAATACGCACGCCGAACCCGAGCGGCACGAGCCACTCGGCGACCTGATGCACGGACCGCGTGGTGAACACGAACACCGCATAGCGGGCCAGCAGCGCCCGCAGGCCCTCCACCGCGCCGGGCATCGGCTCGTCGTAGATCGACCCGTCCTGCCAGCCCTTGGAGTAGCGGTGGATGACGCCGTCGAAGTCCACGCCGACGCTCTGGACGCGGCGGGTTGGCGCGGTCGTTTCCGTCATGATTCGGCGCTCCGTTCACGCTGCTGGACCTGCTCCTCGACGACGGCCGCGAGCGGGCCAGCGAACCGGCGCCGCAGCTCGTCACGCGCACTGCGCGGGAGCATCCGTGTCCACCACGGCAGCTCCACGAAGTCGGCGGCGATGATCGCGCTACCAAGCGCCTCCGTCGAAGCACCCTCGAGGGCTAGGCGCGTACCGCAGGCCTCGTGGAATGCGCGCCGACACACGACCTTGTGACCACAGAATGCCCGCCGCGTCCGATCCGGCATGACCGCAACCGAATGACCGGTCGCGCGCACCCGCCGGCCGCAGCGGTAGCAGCGCGGCCTCACCGGCCGCTCCGGTCCCTGCGCCCGTTCACGCCTCGGCATCGGACACCGCCCCGGCCAGCTTCGGCGCACACACCCTGCACGCGCACGACGTCCCGGTCAGCGCACCCACCTCAACCACCGGCAGATGCGCGGCGTGCGCCTCCTCGGCCGCGGTCCCGGCCCAGCCGTAAATCACCGCGTCACGACACGGCCCACAATGGTCGAGCCGGTAGATCTCCACGTGCTCCGGATCGACAGGCCTCGCCCCCGCAGCCAGTGAACCGGCCGCGGGAACGAACGCCTTACCAGCGATGACCATCGTTTACTCGCCGGTCGCGCCGTACGAGTCCGTTAACACCGCGAGCGTGTCATCCTCGAGATCCGCCGGCAGCATCGGACGACCCGTACGCTCCTCCAGCGCCCGCTCCATCAGCCGGTGCGCCGTCTTGCGGTCCTCCGGCCGGATCGGCTCGATCCGCAGCACGCGAACCGTCGGAACGATGTACCCGGTGTCGACGTCCGTGGTCACCGACTTGGTGTCGATGACGGCGAGCACGAGGTGCATCTTGTTGGGGTGGTCGGTCAGGTCGTCGAGGATCGACGGTAGGCCGTTCTTCGATCCGCCGGGCAGGTTCCCGAGCATCTTGATCGCGGACATTGCTCCCCCTTCTGAGGGCTAGTGGTTTCTCTCGTGCGGGCATTCGCACCCGGGCGGGTGCGGCCGCGGGTCGTCACCACGGCGCGCGAGGTTCGCGAACAGCAATGTGACGAGCGCGAGCATCAGGGCCAGCGAGAAGCCGGCCAGCAGGAGCGGGTGGTGCGTTTTCGCCGTGTACACGCACCCGCATGCGGACAGCGCCGAGGCAACTTGGGCGATCCGGGCGGCGATCAGCGGGGCGTTCACGTGGCCTCACCGGCCCGCACCACCAGATCAGCGAGCACCACCGCGAGAGCCGCAAGCCCTTGACGATCCAGATCGCACAGCGCCGCCGAAACAGCCTGTGCATCCTCGTCCTGGACCGCTTCGACCAGCTCCATGGCGCGATCCCACGCGGCAGCCGCCAACACGTTCTTCTCCGCGTCCGAGACGGCGCGACGGGCACGCGTGATCGCCGCGTCCACCCCGGCCCGCTGCCGGAACCCGAGCCCCTTGGCGACGACCTCGCGATCCATGCCGTGCGTGTCCGCGATGGAGATCACGACGCCGCGTTCCATTGCGGTCAGCGCGACCGGGCAGCCGGAGAGTGCGCGCCGGATCGCGGTGGCGTCGATCAGTTCGACTTCGCGTTCGTGTGCGTCGCGCGTTGGGGTCGAGGTCCCGGACATGCCGAGTTCGGGTGAGCGTCGGGCGGCCATCACAGCACCGTCTCCGTCAGCGGCCATACGCGGATCACCGCGCCGGGCCGATCCAGAACATCGGTCGCGGGGTGTCCCGCGTAGTACTTCGCGAGCCGCGTGTATTCGACGACCCGGGCGTCATCGGTCCAGATCACGCCGGTCAGAGCGTCTTCCGTGGCACGCAGCAGCTTGGACAAGTCAGGCGTCGAAGCAGGCCGCCAGCGCAGCGCCTTGGACCAGCGCACGCCTTTCGGCCACCAGCTCGGCCGGCTCGCGGGTTGCTCGCGCATCGTGAACACGATCGATGCGGCGAGCGGCCCATCCAGCAGCGCCGGGCGCTGCGGAGTGGCCTCCACGACTTCGAGCGCAGCGGCCTTCACGTCCGCGCGCCACGGCTTGACGCGCTTCGACATCTCGATCATCACGCCGTTGCCGACGTTCCTCTTCGAGCCCTGTGGCGCGGGCTGCCCGTAGACGGTGATGACGATGGTGTCCCGCTCCGGCCGGGCTTCGGCAGCCTGAGCCGGTGCGGTGGCGTCAGACGTGGCACCGGCCGGAGCGGGGTTCTGTACGGGCGCGGTGTCGAACAGTGCGCCCTGGTCCGTGGTCGTCGTCATGAGGCACGCCCCGACCTAGCTGTGATCGCCTCAGCGAGGCACCGCGGGCACAGTGGATTGCCGCCCGGGCCGTACTTGCGGCACCGCGCCGTGCAGCTTGAGCAGGGTCCGAACGCGGTGGCGGACCACACCGCGCGCGGGTTCTCGTAGCTCGGGAACTCCTGGCTGGAGTAGTTGACGCGGACGGCTGGACGCCAACCGAACGAGACCGGCGCCTCATCCACGGCCGCCGCGGGCACCTCGATCGTCGGGGCGCTCACGCTGGCACCCCCAGCGAGCCTGCGGCAGACGAGACGAGCTCGCCCTCAACCACCCGCGGATACTGCCGAACACGCAGATCCAACGGCCACTCAGACGGCTCGCCGCCCTTCGGATCCACCGACCGATGCACCCGAGCCCACGGCGTTCCGAGCTGCTTGACATACACCGGAACCCCGGCATCACGGCACTGCGACACCAGCGACCGCGCCCAGTCGAGATCCATCGCCCGCGGCGCGGAACCGACACCCGACTCACCGCCCACAACGACCCAGTCCAACCGCGGGTTATCCCCAAGCCAGCGGTCCGCCAGCCGCACCGCCGAAAGCAACGGCTCCGCCGAGATCCACCGCACATGCGCCGGCGTCGACAAGAGCGCCTCAATCCGCAGCGTCGCGTGCGGCTGGTCCTCCGTGCTGACACCGAGCCACACGTTGCGCAGCGGCCACCAGCCGTCACCGTGCTCGGCGTCGAACATGGCGAGCGACGTACCTGTCTGCGCGACGTAGGCGGACCGGACGGCGGCCTGGAACCGGGGCGAGGACAGCAGGGCGCGCATGCGCCCGTGCCGCTTGGTGAGGATCTGATACGAATGCTGCGGGGTGCGCAGCATTACCGCGAACGCCCGCGCCACGAGATCCACGGGCACCTGCTTGTGGAACAAGTCCGAGAGGCTGTTCACGAACACGCGCCGCGGCTTGCGCCACGTGGTGGGCAGCTCGAGCTTGTGCGGCATCAGGATGATGCGCGTGGAGCCGCCGATCGCCTTGGAGTCGAAGAAGTTGCGCTGCTGCCTGAACGGCGGCTGCTTGTCGATGTAGCAATTGACGCAGCCTTCCGAGACGCGTGTACACCCGTGGACGAAGTTCCACGACGCATCCGTCCATTGAATAAGACTGTTGTCGCTCATGTCGGCTGTCCCCCACGGAAAGCGAAATCTGAAAACGGCGCGCACTCGGCGGCCGGCGTCGGGACGTGCTCGCGCACCCGCGCCAGGCAGCCGACGCCGAAGTTCTCGAACTCCAGCAGCCGCGCGTCCGGATCCGCGCGAGCTGCGCACGCGTGGTGATGTCCTCGCGCGCGAGGACGTTGCGGGCCTGGTGGCCGAGCCGGTCGTGCCCGAGCAGGTCGTCCAGTTCGGTCGGGTACTCGCGGCAGGACAGGTCGCGACACTCACCGCGCTGGGGGCTCACCGGCCCGCTCCCTTGCGGTCGTTCTGCGCGAGCCGGTCGATCCAGTGCTGCAGCCCGGCGAGCTCGGTCGCGTGCCGGTATTCGCACATGTATGCGATCGTGACCGGGTCCATGTTGTCGATCAGCCGCACTCGGGATTCGCGCGCGGCGCGGCACGTGTCCGACACCGGGATGCGGCGGCTGCGTGCACGGCGATCCCGCGTCGTCACGTAAATCTGGGACAGGGCGATCGCCAGCGAGGCCGCGAGCAGCACGATAACGATCACGGTCGTGGTCAGGTCAGCCGTGTTCACGACGCACCGTTCCCACTGAACGGCTTCAGCGGCCAGCACCGGTCAATCACCGCGGCCGGATCCGATCGGCGCAGATACGCCTCGAAGCTCTCAGCCCACTGCGCATGCCAGCGCTGCTGAAGCGTGAACAACTCCTCCAGCGACACCCCGGCCAGCGCGTCGAACCGCGCGCCGCCATCCCGCAGCCGCCACACCCAATCCGGACGCCGCTGCGCAGGACGATGCGCGATATCACCCATCAGCCAGGCCACGCGCACCGACTGCATCGCGTCGTAGTCGGCGCCGTGCGCCTGCTCCTCATCCCACGTCAAGCCGTACGTCTCGGCCGTGGTGCGCATCTGGTACGGGCCCTGCGTCGCCGAGACACGGCGGCGGAACGGCGCGGTGTGCCGGTCGATCACCATCGTGTCGATCACGCGGGCGAGCGGCTGCCCGCACACGTCCTCCAGCGAACCGAGGCCCTTGCGGCGGCATTCACGGTCCAGGACGCACAAGTCGAAGCCGATGTTGTGCCCGACCAGGGGAATACCCGCCCGAACGTGCTCGGCGACCGCGGTCGCGATCTCGAGCACGCCGGTTTTCGCGTCCATGCCGTGCTCGGCGGCATATTCGTCGGTGATGCCGTGGATCGCGATCGCTTCCGGGTTCATCGGGATCCCGGGGTTGAGCAGCCACGTCGCGGGCAGGGTCGGCTTCTCGCCGCCGACGCCGATCAGTGCGCAGGTGACGATGAGCGCGGTCTCAGGGTCTTTGTCGGTGGTCTCGAAGTCGAAGCCGGCCATCCGGCCCAGGTGCCATGGGGTGTTCATGCGTCACCACCGGCGGCACGCTGGTCTGCGTCGCGGGACTCGGCGATGCAGCCCTCGCAGCCGTCCATCCACTCGTCTTCCGGATGCCCGTTGTGCTCTGGCGATGCCGGCTTCGGCTTCGCCTTCGGCCAACGCTGCTCACTGATCCCCAGCAGTAATTGACCGAGTTCCAGCCGCTGACCCTGATGTTCCACCACCGAGGTCAGCAGCCGGTGCTGCATCAGCTCGTTGTAGATCTGCCGCATGCGTTCTCGCGGCGTGAGCGGATTCGTAACCTCAGCCAGATACGCCTGCGCCGTCGGAGCCGACGGATCACCGCGCTCGACATATGACTCATCCGGATCGGGCTCGTTCGTCGGGATCAGCCCCGCGCCCAGCAGCAGCACCCGTAGAGCAACGGTCTGCGCCTTCGACGCCGCTTTGTCGGCGTAGTCCGTTGCCTGCCCTACGGACTGCGCGATGAATGAGTCCTCCATCGGCCCGGTGATCTGCCAGGTCACAGTCACGCAGCATTCGCGCATATGTGTGCCCTTGGACGAGCGGGTGTCGTTGAAGGTCGCCTCGGTCTTGATGGGGATGACGTCCACGCCGTGCAGTAGTGTCGCCGGGCCGAATGCGTTGATCACGCGGTCTGCGCCGCGGAAGTTGTATTTGGTGCCCGAGGCGTTATACAGGTCGTTCTTGCCGATCGCGCCGACGGTCTGCCGCACGCGGCGCCATGCGACGCGCACCGACACGAGTTCTGGACCCTCGGGGCCCGGTTCGGGGATCCCGAGGTCTGGCAGCGGCTCGACCACGGGTCGCGAAGGCAGCGATACCTGGTCCGCGATCACCGTGCTCTCATCTACCTCCGCCCGCGCCAACTGCGCGGCCCGCTCGCTCAAAGTCGCAGCGCTCATCGCGTCCTCCCCCATGTCCTTCGGTACTGATTCGTCACATTCAGGCGGCGCGAATTTCGATCCGATACACACGCCGCGTACGCAGCCGGGAACTCGTTCAGCAGCCGCGCCGTATCCACATGCGTCCGTGACTGCAGCTCGTACGTGAACGCTGCCTTGTCGTCGATCACACCGATCTCGGCGTCGCCCAGCGCCTGCACCAGCAGCGCCTTCGCCATCGCCTTGCGGCTTTGGGCGTCCTTCTCCTCCGCGCCCGCCTCCAGGTAGGCATCCAGCGCGTCATGCACGTCGAGGTCACGGTCGAAGCGCTGCACACCGCCGCGATCCGGGTTCAGCTCGTCGAACAGGTCGACCAGCGACTCCGGGTTCCCGGACGGCTCCGGCGGCCGGCCGACGATGATGTGCTCGTGCCACAGCCGGTCGGCGATCGTGGTGATGTCCTCGATCAGCTGCGCGTGCTCACGCCCGAACACGGTGAACTGCCGGAAGTCCGAGCTGCCGATCAGCGCCGCGACGTGAATGTGGTCGAAGCCGGTGACCTTGTGCTGCCACAAGGTCTGCGCGAGCACGTCATCCGGGCAGCCCTTACGCCACTTGCCCGCGGTGAACGCGTTGCGGTTCTTCACCTCGAGCGCACACGCCTCGGTGCGGTCGCGGTCCAGCGGACACACGGTTACGCGCCGGTCCAGGGTGCACATGCGGTGCGGAGCGTCGATCTGCTGGACGAGGCCGACGCGGCGAATCGCGGACTTATTACGGCGCGCCCACTCCCGGGCGATGGTGTCCTCATGCAGGTGCCCCCACAGCGCGGGCTCGCCGGCGTCGTCATCCTCAGGCAGTTCGCCGCGCTTGTTGTAGTAGACGTGCAGCGGCGTTTTCTCGCACTCGGGAAGGCCCATGATCGGGGGGATATCGCTGGAGCCGATGCCTTTGCGGCGTTCGCGCAGCCACTGGTCGATCGGTGCGTCGGCAGACAGGACGAGCCGGGCTGTCGGGGTGACGCGGCGCCTGGTCGGGGCCGGGGTGTCGAATAGCGCGGTGGTCATGGATCGAGCCCTTCGCGCGCGATGCGCAGCGCGTCGAGCACGATGGAGAGGTTCTCCTCGTCCAGGACCCGAGCGGCTTCGCGTAGATTCGGGCGGCAGTCGGTCCAGCCGTGCAACGAGGCCGCGATCTCGGCGCGCACTCGCACGACCGTGGATGCCGAGCGGGCCCAGTCCAGCAGCGCGGCCCAGTCGATGCTCACCCACGCTTCGAACGGGTTACGCATGGGTTCGACGAAGCTGATCCAGCGCAGGTCGCGGATCGTGGCGAGGACGCGCAGTGCTGCGGCGGACGGCGATTCGCCAAGCATGTCTTCGTCGAGACGGTCGCGGACCTCAGCGGGCAGGATCCCGAGCAGGTCGGCGCAGGTGTCGATCCCGGAGTCGATCAGCAGGCTCATGCCGCCCTCCCCGCCACCAGCACCGGGCGCGGCGCAGCGGTCCGGGTGTTGCGGTGCAGCGCGGCCAGCAGTTCCGCGCTGGCGCTGTCCAAGTCGCTGGTCGCGAGCGCCTTCTCGTCCGCGTCGCGCGGATCCTCCAGGCGCTTCGACGCGTCGAGCGCGTCGTTCAGGGCGTCGCGCACGGACTCGACCTCGTACAGCTTGAGCAGCAGGTCGGTGATGGTGAGCGGGTGGACACCCGCAGGCAGCGTGATCATTCCGCCGCCTCCGAGCCCTCGTCAGCGTCCGACCCGGCCAGCACGGATTCGGTCTTCCCGCGGCGCGGCAGCTTCTCCGACTCGGCTACGGGCCCGTCTGGAACCGGAGGCTCCACGGCATCGCCGTCCTGATGAACCGGTGACGGCTGCTCCTGCTTGTCGGCGAACGGCGCGAACGGGAACTGCGGGCCCGCGACCACCACCGTCGACACCTCAACCCGCGCCGTGTCCTGCGATTTGCCCGCAGGCACCGCACTCGAGCACGCGAGTTGCTGGCACGTCACCTCCCGCTGCGTCGGCAAATACACCAACGCCCCCTCACGCACCAGCGTCAGCATCCCGGCGCGCTTCTCCTCATCCAGCACGCATGCGGGGAACGCCACGTCCTGCAGCGGGTCCTGTCGGTGAACCACACCGCCCGCGATCACGCGGCCCGTGTACGACGGCGCAGGTGCGGGCATCGGCTCATCAGGCTTGATCACAGGGATGATGCCGGTCTGACCCGGATCGGCGACCGTGTGCAGGGCCCGCTGCCGCATCGTCCCCGCCTGCCGCGCCGCCAACTCGTCGAACGCGTCCGTACCAGGTGCGGGGATCGCGCCGACCTCGTGGGAGACGAACAGGCCCGCACCCATCGCCTCGGCCTGCACACGGTTGCGGGACTGGCGCCGCGCCTGTGCGAGCCGCGAATCGAGTTCGGCGAGATGGCGGTGCAGGTCCAGCGCCGCCTGCTGTGCGGGGATGTCGTGGTTGAGTGCGCTGAGCACGGTGCGGGCGACCGCGACAAATACCGGGTCGGGATTCAGTTGTGCCGAGGTCGGGTGCTGGGCGACCTCAACGTGCATGCCATTCGTCGTGGCGCTGACCTCGAGATCCGGCGCCGCGGGCTCGGTCTCGTGTCCGGTCTGCGGTTCGGACTCAGCGGCCGGTTCCTCCTCCGCTGGAACCGACACGCCCACCATGCCGCCGACCACGCGACGCCACACGCTCACGCGCCGGGTGCCACGGTGCGCCGAGCCGGGTACAGTGGTGCTCAAAGCCACCACACTTCCTTTCAACTGGGATTGGTGGTTCGTTCGCCGCCCCAGCGCCCGGATGCACCCCGGGCCGGGGCGGTTACTCACATCTCGGCCAGCAGCCTGCGGTCGCGCTGACGGCGGGCGATCCCGCGGGCGATATCCGCGCTGGTGATCTGCGCCGCCTCGGGCTGCGCCGGACCGGGGTTCTCGAGCTTCGCGAGGATCGCGGCCACGTGTTCCGGATAGAACCGGTAGCGGCCCTTCGGTCCCGGACTGGTGCGCGCGTGCGGCCAGTACTCCTGCGGATCGGTGGACTTCAGGTGCTTGCGCACCGTGTCCTTGCCGAGCTTCACCAGCTGGCACAGGCCGTTGAAGTCGAGCGTCGGCGCGGCGTGTGCTTCCTGGACGCTCATGCCGCGACCGGTTCGGCCTGGTAGGCGGCGCGCAGCGTCTCGTCGGAGACCGGGTTGCCGTCCTCGTCGACCGTCTCGAACATCGCGAACAGCGCCGTCTGGAAGTCGGTGCCGCTGGCCAGCGCGTAGCGGGCGGCGATCGTGGCCATGGTGGTGCTGTCCGGCTTGTAGCCGGGGGTCAGGACGCGGGTGGGCAGGCCGCTGCGGTTCTCCCCGGTCAGGATCGCCTGGTTGGGGGCGTTAAGCCGGGCGCCGCGCGCGTCGCGGTAAGCCTCGTCGCCGATGGCGGCGGCGAGGATCTGAAGGGCGTTCTCGCGGAGCCGGAATCTGACCTTGAGGTCAGGCGGGGGCATCGACACGGGAGTCTCCTGTACATCTTCAGCCATTTTGCTGAGCATCTTCAGCATAGACCGGCGGGGGCTGAGCATGTCAAGACACTCGGCTGAACACGCACAGGATTTGTGGACTGACTTTGGCTACGCGCCGGTAGCGCGCCCTTGCGTACCCCTTCGAGTCCTGTGACAGTAGACCCGGACGTGTCCCCCACCTGCGTCTTTGACGCATTTGCGGATGCCTGGCGCACCGCCCCGAACTGGCGCACTGGATAGGACAACCCATATGCTGAAGACGTTCAGCACCACGACCGGTCACCGAATACGCCCCCACGTCCCACACCCCCCGAAGGCACCCATGGCCGCCGACGACACCCCCGCACGCCGCGCCGCCAAACGACCCTCCAGCGACCGCGCCCGCGCCTGGGGCGCCTGGCTCGACCCCACCCTCACCCGCCGCGGACTGCGCAACGCCGAGTTCGAACGGCTGCTGGCCAACCCCTCCTACGACTCCGGCCTGATCTCCAACTGGCGCCAAGGCAAGACCGCCCCCAGCGAAGCCGCCGCCTGGGACGTGGCCGACGCCCTGTCCCTGCCCGTCCCCGACGTCCTGCGCGCCGCTGGCTTCCCCGAATTCGCCGCCCGCGTCGAACGCGTCGCCGGACGCGGCGTGCAGCCCCCGCCCCTCGATCCCGTGCTCGAACGCCTTGACGCCCTCGGCGTGCCCGAACTGACCCGGCCCCTCGCCGCGGAATACGAGCGCGACAAGGCCTCGCTGCGCCGTAGATACGAGCTCGAACTCGCCGAGCTGCGCCGCAAGCTCAAACAGGGCGACGACGACGACACAGACGAGCCCCGTACCGGTACCCAATAGCACACACGCGAATCGACAAGACCCGTCACCCCATGGGGTGACGGGTCTTTACCATGGCCTAGAGCATTCCTACGCTGACTAACTACCTCAGCATTCGCATGAGCCACAAGAGCACGTCAAACGCTCAAAGGGGGAATACATGGACACGGGAGACAGCGGTCGAACCAACGCCGTATCCCACACCGCATGCAAAGCGCTGATTACCCCCAAAGCCACCCTGATCGCCACCGCGATCCTCTGGCCCGCCGCCGTGCTGCTCTTCGCCCTCCACCTCGACCACGCGCTCAGCCTCGGGCTGCTCGGCATCGGCCTGTGGTGCTTCTGGCTCCTCGCCCTCGGCTGCGTCGGGTTCTGGACCACGTTCCTGCGCGTGACCAGTCCCCTGCTCGCCGAGGACTGGCGCATCGGCGTCGCGTTCGGGGACCTCAACCACCTGCCCGTGACCGAATCCACCTACGAGGCGCTGCTGGCCGACGACAAACCCCCCAACCCGTTCGTGCGCGGGGCGCTGTGGCCGATCTTCACGTGGATCGGCGGCATGTGCTGGGGGATCGCCGCGCTGCTGACCGGCGCCGCGGCGAGCGGGCTCATCCACGCCCCCACCACCGACATCCTCGTCGCGCTCGTGATCATCATGATTCCCGCCGTGCAGTGCACCGCCGCCGCCGTCAACGGGCCGCCGCTGACCCGCCAGTGGCAGCTGCGCAACGCCGCGGCGCTCGCGCACCTGCGCATGCGCGCGATGGCGCAGCAGGTCGCCGACGCCCGCGCGCTGAACACCTCCGTGCCGGACACGATGGCGGACACGGCGGAGATCCCCGGAGCCACCCTGCACGTGGTGCACGGCAGCGGCGTCAACGGCCGCTCGCACAGCTGGCACACGGCCGGCGAATCCTAGGCCGCCGCGGCGAACCCCACCCGGGACAGGCGCGCATCCAGCGCCACCGTCATGTCGTCCTCCACCTCGGGCAGCAGGTGCCCGTACCGGTCGTAGGTGATCTGGATCGACTTGTGCCCCAGCCGGCGGGAGATCGCGAACAGCTGCACGCCGATCGCGATGAGTACCGCGACGTGGGAGTGCCGCAGGTCGTGCACGCGCGGTTTGCGTTCCAGGGTGCCCTCGTGCCCGCACCACTGGATTTCGACGTCGCGCAGCGTGGACGGGCCGCGGCGCCCGATCCCGGCCGCGTAGTCCTCGCCCCGGCACGCCACGCACCGCATCGCCCGGTACAACGCCGGCCTCCAGCGCCCGGTGTAGAAGGTGGAGTGCGTCCAGCGGCCGCCGGCCGGGCCGGTGAACACCAGGTCCGTCGGACGCTTGCCCTCTAGGCGTGGCCGGATCATCTCCACCTGACGGCGGGTCAGGGCGATCCAGCGCACCGACGCCTTGGTTTTCGGCGCGCCGAGGTAGTAGCTCTTCTTCTCGGTGTTGTTCTTCGCGTGCTTGACCACCGACTGCTTCCACGCGCGGCGCACCCGCACCCGCGGCCGGGGGCCTTCCAGCTCGAAGTCCCGCACCTGGTGCGCCGTGGCCTCGCTGAAGCGCTCCCCCGTGCCGTAGAGCCACTCGGTCAGGTCCGCCGCCTCGGCGTCGTCGAACCAGCCGTGCAGGATGGCGAACTCCTCCGGGTCCAGGAACATCATCTCCTCGTCGTCCTCGCCGTCGTCCAGTGACGGCAGCGAAGTGTCGGCGCACGGGTTGCGGGAGCGTTTGGGCACCTCCGCGTCGACGAGGAACTGCATGATCGCGTACAGCAGGCCGTGGATGTTGCGGACGGTTTTCGCCGAGACCGGTTCGCGCGCCCACGGCCAGTCCTCCTCCGGCACGTCCGGGTCGCCGGGATCCTCGCGCTCGCCCTCGAGCAGCCCGCTGATCCACGGGCCGATGCTCTCGGGGCTGATCTGCTCCGGATCCAGCACGTTCATCTCCCCGAACTTCGGCTCGAGGTGGTTGCGCACGATCGCGTGATACCGGGCGAGGGTGCCGGATTCGATCCCGGGGGCCATGCGCGCGAGCGCCGCCTTGGCGTGGTCGCGAAAGAGCAGCACCGGTTTATCGTCGGCGCCCTGGGCGGCGTCGATCGCGGCGGCCTGCGCGGCGGTGACGAACCCGATACCGGGCAGGTAGTTGACGGGCCAGTCGTAGCCGTTGGATTCGACGGCGAGGGCGAAGAACTGCGCGGCCTTCAGGTCGCGCTTGGGGTTCTTCTTCGGGTTGAACGTCTCGGTCTTCTGCGGACCCTTGGAGCCGCCACGCAGGCGCCATTTGACGTCCCACACGGTGGTGCCGTCGGCCAGGGAGCGGGGTTTCGGTGTGAGCGCCATGCGTTCCACGCTGCCCGCGAAACCGGGGCCCGGCCAGGGTTTTTGCCCAGTTGTGATGTAGAACCTGCTGTAGGGTTCTTTACCCCTCGCGGACCCGTACTATATCCGCTGGTAGTGGCTATCAATGTCTGGTGTCCGAGGGGGGACTTGAACCCCGCTTGCACAGCAGGTCAGCAGGTAGACGGCTCGCGCGAATGGCGACTAAAGGCGACTGGCGGCGAGTTTTGACCGCTGCGTGCTCCAAAA